CTGGAGAAAGTCCATCAGCAACTAGTTCAGCGTAGTTGTCAAAGTCATTTAACGGGATGTTTGATACTTGACCGTTGATAAGAACTCCACCATAAGTTCTAGAAGAAACTCCCATTCTGTAGGCACGTTTCGCGCAGACGTATCTTTCGGTAACTGTAGTAGTTCCAGTAAATTTACGTCCAGACATAGCCCAAAGTAAAAAAGAAGCTGTCTGAGCGGCCTCGGTTGCGTACTCAGTTTGAGAATACACGCCTAGCTCTTCTGGTTCAATCCAAAGTGCTGTCATTTTAAATCTTTCTAATATTTGAAACGGGCGACATGTCTATGTAAATTATACAATGAGACATGCCGCCCGTATCGAACCAACTATTAAGAGGTTGGGTCCTCGTTTGAACGAATCACGCGGTCAATTGTAATGTCTGGGTTGTATCCGACGTTACCAGGTACGTTGTACTGAGTGGTAGACGTTGAAGACGTGACCCTAACAATAGCGTTAGTGTTAGTAACTGCTGTCGAGGCAACGTTTGCTGCGACCTTAGCGTAGCTAATGGTGTTAGCTGTTCTAGCGGTAATTGTGAAGGTACCGTTTAGGTCTGTGTCAACACCAGAAACAATTACGCTTTCTCCAACAATAGCACCGTGGTCAACTTCAGTTGTTATTGTAGCAACGTTAGAAGTAAGAGCCTTGTTAGTAACGTTAAACTCTGGTGAAGAGTCTAGGTCAGTAACAGCAGTGTAGCCAGTGTTTTCAGAAGCATCGTTGATGCCATCGTAGTTCCAAGTGTAGAATCCGTTAAGACCTACTGGTGCGTAGCTAGCACGTGCGTAGCTGTATGGACGCTCTGCTGCAACTGGGAACTCCCAACGGCCATCAGGTCCGTCTTGGAATGCAAGGTTTCCAAGGCCATAGCCTTCGAAAGTAGTTGCTAGCATTCCGTTCTCAATTACACGGTCGCCAGACTGACGTAGCTTAGCGTATGGGAACACCCAGTGGAAGTAAGGAAGAGTAGAACTCTTCTTTCCATCCTTGATGGCGTGTGACCATGACTCGATAGCTACACCAAAACCAGCAGGGTCGTCTCCAACGGCTGGGGCTGCCCAACCGATTGACTTGTTGTCTGGTGTGGCAAAGCTTCCTAGGTTCTTGCGAAGAAGTAGACCACCAGAGATGAGATTGGTTAGCTCAACATCTGGCTCACAAATTGCAAGTTCCATAGTGATTCTTTTTAGTGTGTCTGGAGACTTGTAAGTAACGCAAACGCTTCCGTTAGCGGACTTTTCCGTGATTTCGTCGCCCTCTTCATATTCTGGGGTGAACGAAAGACGCATGAAGGCAGAAGTTGTATAACTGTCCCCAGCTCCGTTTAGTAGATTTCCTGCAGCGTCCAGACGGGTTACACGAATGCAGACACCCTGTATGCTTGCAGCATATTCCTGAGTAGCCATTTAGCTATTCTCCTTAGTTATTAGGCTGTTAGGTCGACCCGAACAGCGAGGTGGATTGAAGTATCAAAGTAAACCGCAGCTGGGCGGATTGCCTTGATACGCATGTCATTCGCATTACCCGACACATCATAAGCTTGGCTTAGATTGTCGTTCACGACATCAACAGCGCCCACGTAAGTGCGGACGGTGCCAGTGCCGTAAATCCATTTGTTGGCGTCAGTAGCAGATGCTCCTGTTGCGCCAGTCGGTCCAGCACCTGAGTAGCCAGAGCCGACAATAACAGGTGTACCACCAAAAGTCTGTAGGTGGTCCTTACCCTTGTTATGAAAAAGCATGTTTGAACTACTAGAAAGTAGAGCTGCAACATCGCGAGTCATGTGAATAACACCCTGCTCGCCACCCTGTGAAGCTAGAGCAATTTGGTGCTCCAAAATCGCAAGTGCCCTACGTGCAGTAACAGCAGTTCCGCTATTTAACACTGTTGCAGTTGCAGAAGAGAGAGCCCTGTTTTCGTGAGTCTCGCCTTTACGAACAGCTCCATCCCAAAGCTCAGCTTCGATAGCTTTTTGAGTCATACCTTCTAGCTGGCTCTTAATTCTTTCAATTCGGTCAATACCGAGAAATCCTAGAGTAGAACGAGTTTCGTCTACTTCAATAAAAAATGGTTTAATTTCGTCGTAGTAATTTACGGTAGCGTTATTTACTAGTACACCAGAAGTGGTGTCAGTGCCGTCCCAGTTAGTTAGGTACTCGATTGTAGTTTCCCACTCCTGCGAGAAACCCCTAATCCACTGGTCCTCATCGGGACCATTTTCTGGCTTGACTACGGCGAGTAGGCCAAAAGCCGAAGGCACAATCTTAGGTGCTGTTACAACACCAGTCTTAGTGAAAGCCATTTTAAAATCCTTATCTAAATCTTAAATCCCGTGTCGGGGGTGCCTATTGCTAGGCACCCCTTCAACGAGTGAGTAGTTTTTAGTACTCTACAGCGGCTGCTGTTGCGCCACCAGTGGTGTCGCGTAGAGCTGCAGCAACACCGTTGACCGAGATGGTCGAGGTGATAGCTAGAGACTCAATTCCAACCTTTGCAACGTTCTCGAAGGTCTCGATGAACATCTTGTAATCGTTGGTTCCAACCAGTGACGAGTCACGGATGATACCTAGGTCAAGAGTTCCACCATCTAGGAACAAGAATGTTCCTTCGGCGAAGAGATACCAAACGAAGCTGTCTGGGAACTCAAGAAGTGCAGCAGCACTCTGAGAACCGAATACAGTTGCGTCTAGAGAAGCTACTAAGTCAACATTTACGTTGGCTAGGTAGGCATCAATCTCTGAACGAGATACTGATAGTGTTCCATCGCCTGGCATAGCTAGAGCTAGGTCAGCTGCTACAGCATCGTATACCCAAGCTGGGATAATGGCCTTCAGACGAGTCTGAGGGTCAATACGGTGACGGCTACGGTAAGCAGTAGCTGCACGACGAATCTGTACTAGGAAGTCACGACCAAAACCAATTACGGAAGTGGTTGTAACAGCAGTAGAACCAGTAGCAATGTTAGCCAACAAGTTCTGCTCTGCCTCACGTGCGTGCTGTACTAGAGCTAGCTCGTTGTGACGAGCAATCAACTCTGGGTAAGCGCGAGTCATGAGGTTACCAAACTGTAGCTGTAGAGTAACTGCGTCAGTAGAAACGGTGTTCTCCTGAGCTGCAGTTACAGTTAGGCTTAGCTTAGAGGCTGGGCTTGGTGTCTCCGCTGAGTCGTTTGCAGCAGTCCAGATGCCAACAGCGTTAGCGTAGGAACCAGCAGCAAAGCTTGGCGGGGTTACGAAGCGGATTCCGCCACGGTCAGCCTGGAAGCGAGGCAATGCATCGCGAACTGGGCGGTCAGTGGTAGAGCCGACGGAGAAGATGTCGTACTTAACTTCGAATGGTGTTGCGTGTCCACCAGCGGCAACAAGTGCCTCTTGGCCTACAACAGCATCAATCTTGGCTGCGTTTGACTCAGCGTCGGTAGATAGAGTGCGCTCCTCTGGGAACTGGGTGGTTACGGATGCAACAATGTGCTGCTCTCCATCTCCTCCGTTTACACGACGAAGCGAGTGGATGCGCTTTTCCATAGCCGAAGCTACTTCGTACATGTTCTTGATTTCTGTTCCAGCGGTGTAACCAGGGATGTCGGCACCAGCGGTAATTGCTACCTTAGCTGGTTCCAAAACCTGGATTACAGGCTGGCGGTCAGCTGGAGCTTGGAAGCTCTCGTCTGCTGAGGCGGTCACGGGTGCCTGCTCTTCCTGCTCTTCTAGAGCGTTTTGGTTTTCTTCTTGGGTTGATGCTTCTGCAGCAGGCTCAGTCTCAACGACTGCTTCTACTACATCTGCTTCTTGAGGGGTTTCAGCATCTACTACAGATTCTTCGGCTGGTGCCTCTGGAGAGTCGTCACCAGAAGCAACAACTGCTTCTTCAGTAACTGGCTCTTCTTCGGTCTTCTCAGCCTCAGCTTCTACAGCTGGCTGTTCCTCTTCGGTTGAAAGCTCGATTGAGCCTTCAATGGTAGCTTCTGCAACTACTTCATCTGCAACTGGTGCATCTTCAGTAACTACTTCTGCTTCAGTTTCTTCTTCAGTTGAAAGTTCAGAACCTTCTACCGCTTCAGTAGACGCTGTGGATGAATCGGAAGAATAAGACTTCATGTCTTTTTTATCTTCCTCATCTTCAGGAACCTCGTCAGCCATTTTGACTTCTTCGGTGGGTGCGACTTCTTCTTCTGCTTCTGGAGTTTCTACTTCTTCAGCTGGAATCATCTCGTCTTCTCCCATTTCCTCGTCCTCGCCTTTAACACGCATGGTTGCCTCAGCAGCTCGCGCAGCAAGCTCCTCGGCAGCGGCCTCGCGCTGCTGAACTTCAGTCTTCACTGAGTCCAACATGTCGGCAAGCGACGTCATAGCGTCAACTGTTTCTGCGGTAGGTTCTTGGGACTCAACTGATTCAAATTCGCTTACGATATCGGCCTGTAGCTGTGCGACTTGGTCGTCACTAAGCTCAGACAGTACGTCAATTTGCGACTTAATCTGGTCCACTGTACCTCCTAAGGACAGTTGTGTGAATGGACTTCATTCACTTGCTGTGTTCGGTCTAAAGCAAAGGGACTACACGCAACTAGGCGCGGAGGCACTCCACCTAAGAACAATTATACATTGTTTTTTGTTGTTTATTATTTAGGTAAGAAGTCTGAGTAGCTTGCCCATTTGAGCAGAGATTTCGCCCTGACTGAATACGTCAGAACCACCCTTAAATGCCCTCAAGGCTTCAGTTGCTATGTCAGCATCTTCCTTACCAATTTTGTCCTCAACCCTAGTAATCATGTCATCCATGAGGTCCCTAAGAGCAGGGGGCAAATCTGAATACCTAACTTTTCGAGCTTGATTGTCAAACCCTAGAGGTAGGTTGGCAATTACCTTGCCAAGTTCACGTGCTGAAGAACGGACGTTCTCGAGCGAAATTTTATTTAGAGCTCCAGCGTCTAGCCTGTCTACAATGTCTATAAGCTTTCCAGCCGCATCAGAAGATTCTTGGTAGTTTCCTAGCTTGTTTAGGCCTTCTACGTACTTGACTTCTTCTACAATATTTTGAAGGCCAGCTGTTCCCAAGTCCTGTTTTAGGCGAGCTAGAACTTTACGGAATTTGCCCTGCTGGTCTCTAGGCTGGCTTTTGGCTGTGTAGATACCTTCATCTTTTCTGCCATCAGTGCCAACTCTTCCATCTTCTAAAAGCTCATCGCTAGGTAGGATTGGTTCGCCAGTTATAGGGTCAATTTCCTCTTCATTAGCTAGCGACTCAAACTTCTTGGAGTCTGCGCCAGCTACCTTAGCTGGCGCTACTGCTTTTTTTGGGTCAAGAACCTCCTCTGGAGCAGCGTATCCGCCACTCGCAGAAACTGATTCTATTTTTGACCTCATGGCCTCTACGGAGGCAGTTATGCCATCAGCAGATGCTGACTTCCAATCTTGAGGAACCAAGTCATACTTCTTTAGAGCACGTGCACGCTTCATAATGTGTCTACGAACTGAAGCACGCTTTTCTTTGCTTGCTCTGCCATAAGATTGAATAGCATTTTTCAAGTCTGAAGAGTTTCTAATTGGGAAAGAACCGTCAGGCAAAGCCATTCCAGCTTTTGCTAGTTTTTTCCTAGTTTGGCTAGAAATAAATGCAAAGTCATCATAAGCAAACTCTGCTTTTACTTCATTAAACTTAGCTTTGATGGCTGCTAGCTCTGCTCCTCTTTCTTCAAGAAGATTCATGCTCTCAAGCTTCTGTACTCTGCTGGAAAGTTCGCTAACTGGGTCTGCTTTTAGTTTTGCAAGAACGCTAGCACCAGCTGCTACAAGAGCTACTACTGCACCAGAAGCAACACGAGCACGAGCAATTGGGAAACCTGGAACGTTTACCTGACATACGGCAACTAGTTCTAGAGAGCCACGAATTGGTCTCCAGTCTCCTGAAGGAGCGGAAGCACGTAGAGTGCGAATCTGCTCAGGTCCAGTACCTGGACGTAGAGAACCAGCTACCCAAATTCCAAACTGGTCTTCTCCAGCGTGGACGTCAGCAACTGCGGAAGCTGTGTCGTCGTAGTGCTTAACTGCCTCAGCAGCAGAAGCCTCTAGAGAAGCATGTCCACCAGCCAAGGTGAGCTGACCTACTGGAACATCTGAACCGTCTTCAGTACGAACAACGCCAGTGTGGAAGTATGCATAATTACTGCGAGAGCGGGGAGGCTTAGTGCCGTATGGAAGTCCAATGTGGTCCACATGCCAAGCTGCTATGTGACCATAAACGCGACCATCATCGTCGACAGTTAGTGGCGTGGCCTTACTCAGCTTGGGGTTGTTATACCAATCGGCTGGCGGTGTAACTAAGATAGAGCTTGCGACTATGCCACAAGCTACAAGACTTGAGGCGTCCTGTGGCTCCATTTCATCAACGTAAATTCCATCTGTTGGAATCAAAGTATCCTCCTGGTAATCGCCATCTTCCTGTGCGTCAAGGAAAATTTGGCATTCTTGGAAAGCTGGCTTTGGTACTATTGTAACACCCATAACCCTAGCTTTATTTATACTAATTTTGGTTTTGCCAATAGAGTCCTTAGACTTTTTAGCATTTTCCTTGTCATTGGTGTCTTCTTGTTCCTCGGCCTCAAACTGGTCCATGTCAGCTGATACTCCACGAATAAACTTGTATTTAACTAAACGCTCTACTTCTTTTGCGTAAGGACCTGTATCAAATACTCCATAAGCATTGCCGATACCTTGCTCTGTTCGCTCCATGTGGTCAATTCTTCCAACAACTACGGACCCAGCGTGGCCATCGTCAGTCTTTATCTGCCACATTAACGGTAATGGTAGCTCTCTAAAGGAGATGGAGTCCTTCTTAAACTTTCTACCGTCCCCAGACTCTAGCTCTTCTGGAATCACTAGAGGGATTATAAATTTAGAGCCTTCGTAGCTAAATTCTTCAGAGAAGTCTCCAGAAGCTGTGAGAGTAGACACTGACAAAACTGTTTCAGAATTGTTCAAAAATTGAATACTAAAGGTTCCTAGCTTAACGTTTGAGCTAAATTTCTGACGGTTCTTTCTGTCGCCAGGCCATACCCCATTCATCTCCTTGTGGCGGAGAGCGCAATAGCCTTTGGAACGAGGTCCAATATACTTACGTAAGTTTCTAACGCAACGGGTCCAGTCGCCAGGGGTGCCCCAACGAATTTTTGCACCACCCTTGCCACGTGTCCAATATTTTCTAAGTTCTTCTGCGTTACCCCTGTTACGGTCAAGCCCACCAGCGGCCAGAATAGCGTCTGCAATGTTTTCTTTATCAGGACCCCAAAGCACTGTTAGCACTAAGTCTTTAGTGTATGCAGAAGCAACTAAACCGTCAGCTTGCTTTAGTACAGAATCTAAAGTATCTATGTCTAGAGGTACAACTGGTGGTGGAGTGGCAGAGTTTAAGTCAGCAAGAATGTTAGGCTCTCGTACCCATTTTCCTTCCTTACGAACATAAGTCATGGGTTCGTTAGATTTAGAGCTGGCTGGAATAAGAGCAACTAAATCCATAACTGCTCTTAGGTCCTCGGGAGAAACAATAGCCATATAAAGAGGCTGAATATCAGAAGTTGCTGGGGTGAGTTCTTTTGGACGCTCGTCTTTAGTGGCTGCTGCGTAGATAGCGTTAGGGCTACGGCCCTCACTATCTCTCTTAGAGAAAAACTTTTTCAATAGGGGGTGGTCATAGGGGTCAAAAGAGTGCTTAATTCCAGTTTTTTTGTAAAGGTCTTCTTGGTACTCTTTTGTTAAATTTTTTGGGTCTTTACTGACCTGAGTTGAAACTGGTAGAGGTGAGAAAGCATTTCTTTGCGATTGGACCCAAGCAGGCCAGTTAGACATTAAACTAGTCAAGTCATCTCTAGTGAGGGCTGGTAAAGTTCCAGGCATCTGAGCTTGAGGACGGTCAATTGGTGTCCTAGGCTCTCCAAGAATTCCAGAAACATCTAAGGGGGTAACGTCTGAAATGTTTACATCAGAAACGTTAGAGCTTACTGGAACATTTTCCTGTACTGCCCTAGTGGAAGAAGCTGGAACAGTTTCGGTAGCACCATCGTCATATTTAACAACTACGCTTTTGTTAGCTGGATTAATTGAAGTTATAGTTCCTTGGCGATTGCCATTAACGGTAACTCTAGAACCTTGCTTAGAGAACCTTCCTGCAGCATTTCTTACCTGCTGAGTAGCCTTTTGAGAGCGCTCTTCTGGGCTGTAGACTCCATCAGCATCGGCAACTTTGATTCCAGTCTCTCCTGCAGCGGTTATTACCCTATCAATAAAGTCAATTTCATCTATTTCATTAATCAAGTAGTCTTGAGCAATCTTGGCTTCTTCAGCATCAATGTCAAATACAGAAACATTGTCAAAAGGTAGAGTCTGTAGTCTGGCGCAAATAACAACCGCTGACTCTGGGTCAATCATTATGTGTTGCTTAGCTACGGTGTCATAAGGGTCATCTATTGACTTGTCATAAGTCCAAATGTCCCCGTCTACATAGCCTAGGTCGTCCCAGTTGCCATCGTCCCAGAAGTAAACTTCGCCATCTAGGTCAACCTTGTAAATTCTGTCAATTCCAGTACCGTCCATACGAACTCTGGCAATAAATTCTGGCCCTAAGCCATCTCCGTTTTCAAAAGCTTTTTTAAAAGCAGAGACATCTGCCCCTAGTCTATTAACGTAAGCATCAGCCTTCATGGCTTTCTTGTCTTCACGCTCTACGATTGCACGGGCCCAACGCCAACCAGCATCTCCACCCCAAAGTGCCCAAGCGATACGTCCGTTAGATGGGAAGTTATCTTCTCCTACAGACCAGCCCTTACCTTTTTTGTCAACTTCGTGACGAGGAAAGTATTTTGCAATGTGGCGAATTTTTTCTAGACCTATTTGTCCGCCTCTAGCTAGAGTGCGAGCAGTGTTTAGCCCAACAGGAGTGCCTCCACGCTTTTCTTCTCTACGCCATTGGAGTGCTTTTTTAGCTTCAGCTTTTACGCCAGATGGAATTGTAAAAAGCCTGCGTCCAGCTGCAGTGATGGTGCCTGCTTCTAATCCTTCTAGCGCACTAGCCACTAAAGAGTTAGCTTCGGGGGAAATAAGTTCGTTGGTATTTTTCCAAATTCGAGAAGCAGCTAAATCGTCGGCTTTTCCGCTATCAATAATTAAGCTAGCTTCGGTGTCATAGACAACAGCAAAACTAGTGCCTCTAACTAGTAGCTTAGAACCAGAACGACCTACAATTTTAGACATTTTTAAATTTTCTTAATTTAAGCCATGCTTTTCAGCATCTTCTATAGTTAGCTGTTTTTCATCATATAGTTCTACAAAAGAATCTGTTTTATCTGGGTCTATTTCTATAGCTATGGTGTCGTTATAGGCAGTCTCGACGGGGCTAACTAAAACCCAATCATTATCTATTCTGCTGTAGCGACCGAGCTCGTTGTCGTAGACAAGAGCAATAATAAAGTCGCTATCTGGGTAAGCCAAAGCGTAAGTTTTTTCTTCTTCTGGTATCACTGGGTTGTCCATATAAGCCATGTAGTTAACCACACCTTCTCGACGAATAATTTGCTCTAAAGCTTCTACTGGTAGAGGAGTCTTGTACTTAGAAAGCCAATATCCATCCTCTTCACGCAACTCACGAATAATGTAATCTGCGTCAAAAGCTTTAAATTTAATTGTACCTGTGTTTTCGTCTACTGATAGGTCTTCCGCGTCCACTGGGTAGGCCTGAGCTTGAGGAAAATCTCCAGTTACAGTTAGGTAGTCAAGATTGGAAGAGTCTAGATATGCCTCGTTAATGTACTTAGCAAAGCCGTCTTCACCAAACTTAACTAATACTCCGTATTTTCCGAATACCACTGTATTTTTCATTTATTATCAATTCCCAAGATACTCTGAGCGGTGTTTTCGCCAAATTTAGCATCGCCACTATCTAATAACATCTGTAACAAAATCTTTCTAGTTTCAGAGTCTATGCTAATCATAGACAAATCAGCCCAAGAAATCGTTCCCTTGAACAAAATTTCGTATACATAGTCATTCCCCATCTCAGCTAGCATGTCTTTCTCGGACTTTGCTCCAAAAGAGTCACTCCTATTTGCATAAAAGTCTAGTCTACGTAGCAATTTAGAAGCGTCAAAGTGGAACTTCAGTCCATAACCGCCTTGACTAGCTTCCATCGAGCTCTTGCGTGTAAAGATGTAGTTAGCCCCTACTCTATAGCCATCTGATGTGCTGGACATTCCTGAGTTGTTTATTCCAGAGGCCCATCTGTAAGTGGTAGCCCTGAGTCCGTCGTCAGAGAGTAGCTTAAATAAGAAGCCAGCCTTGCCTTGAGCGTCATTTGGCAAAGAACTGTTCCATGAGTGAGTGAAAACCTTAGTGTTAGTTATCTCAGCCATTTTCTTGCCAAATTCCTCTGGAAGCAAGAATTGAATTTCACCATTTTCATCTTGAGTTGGTGTTAAGTCCGTGGCGTCTATTCCATAACTAGACTTTACGTCGTCAAGAATTTTTTGACGAAGCTCGCCCTCAAAGTTTATAGAGCCGTCTGCTTTTTGACCAAAAATTCCAATAATTTTATTCTCAGCCAGCACTCTGATGTCTTCTTTAGTAGCAGGTCTAGACTCTGTAACTCCACCTTGCTGTAATGCTAGCTGTACCTGCTCTGGAGTTGCATCTCCATTTATAGAAATGTCAACCTTGTTGTGGTAAGCAATAGGTGCCGAACTTTGTCCTAAGAATTTTGGAGTAGAAGCATCTTTATTGGCTCTGTGAATTCTTACAGTACCGATTACTTGGCCTTGGTTGTCCTTAAGAGGGTAAGTATAAGTAGTACCTAGTGAAGAGTTGTCTATGGAGCCATCGTTCCAAGTTCCATTTTCTACAAGCTTGTTCTCTAGACGCTGGAATCTTCTGTACTGAAGTCTGCTAGAAGTAGTGACTTCTGAGTTATTAGACAATTGCTGAATAAACTCTGATTTTTCACCAGAATCGTTAGGGTTACTGTCTGTTGCCCAGCTTGTTAGGGTGTAGGTAAGTCTAGTTTCTTTATTTCCCTTTGAATCATAAGCTGTATAAACTCTAAGTTTATTGTCTTCTACGTCTCCAGAGTCAATTAAGACCTCCTGACCGTAGGCTCCCTTGTCGTCGTTAGAAGCCACCGTTTTTAATATGGTGTCTAGGCTACTAACTTTATCTAACTCTGAGCCAGACCAGCTGAGCTCTTTTTCTACCTTTATAGACTGAGTACCAGTTCCTTTAACGGAAGCTGCTGCTTTAAGCTTCTTGTACTCAATCTCTTTCTTTTTACTCTCAATAAAGGTGGCATTTGATTCTTCGAGGGACTTAATTTTTTGAGCAATACTGTCTTTACCGAATTGAATAGCTACTTCATCAACAAATATTCCTAAAGACTTAGCTTTTTCTGGAGATAGCCACATCCCAGTGTCGTTAACTTCTTTTGAGCTTAAAGTTTCAACTGTTGACTGCTTAGAGCCAGAATTCCAAATCACCGACAGCTCGGAGTCAGGCTTGTTGGTAGAAATCACCACACCGCTAGAGTCCCCATCTTTTTCATTAACTAGGGCGCCAGGAATTACATACTTTTCATCGGCGGTCTTTACCTTAATTGAATCAAAGCCAGTTTTCCAAAGCTGGGTAGCGTTAGTAGAAACAGCTAGTTCGTTGTAAGGCAAGTCACTAATCTCACCTGTAATACCAAAGTACGCGTTAGACTCGTCAGATTTTTTATCTACAGATTCAGCAGCCAATTGCTGAGGAGTGGCAGTGACATTTAGATTTTTTGTATTAATTTTGTCCTGTGAGGGTGAGACCTTAGGAGTTTTAGGCTTAAAGTATCCTTCAGCAATAGTAACTTCAGTTGGTCTGTATACGTGCTTGTAACCATACCAAGGAGAAATTCCTACAGTCTGTATTTTTCCATGAGCCTTCCATTTTTGTGTCCAGCTCTCGGTGGTGGTGGGGGTAATTAACCTAACTAAGTACTGGTTGCGACTAGTTTTCTCCAAAATTTGGTAATAGTGTTTTTTACTTCCAGTAGCTTTTCTTACTATGTCTCCAACTTTTAGCTCGGAAACTTCTTTCAAATACTTAAATTTGGCTTTCTTACCACCAGTGCTGACAACGTCGTCTGGACCTAGAATTTTTACTCCATACTCTCCGTAAACAGAATCTAATTCCTGCTCTGGTAGAGTGCTAGTTGCTTTCTTAGCATCGCCCACAATGTCAGCCAACTGAGCTGGCTCGACAGTATTTTCTGGAGAAGCGGTTACGGTAGCTACAACTTCTTCTACTGCAGAAACTGTTGAAGAATCTACAGTTTTTGGCTCAGATTGAAATACTGGAACGTCGTTCAAGTAGTAGGTAGTGGTTCCGTCTTCTTGAACAATGGAGTAAGTACCAGAGGCTTCGTCTCCAACAACAACTGAGCCGTTAGGCTGAGGAGTTACCTCAACATCTGGAGTAGTCATTTCAACTGATAGACCAGCTTCTTGGGCTGGAGTCAAGTCTAGGTCAGGCTTACTAGGTACTAGCTTTGCTGCCATTAGAGCTTTTTGGTAATCCTCTACAGCTTTTTGCTTTGCTAAGTCAATGTCTGGCTTCTCTGTAGTGCTTAGAATTGGAGTAAGTTTTTGCTCTACGTTTTCTTCTAGCTTTGCAAAGAATGGCTCGCTAATAGGTGAGCCCTTGTCGACCTTGACTAGGTTAGAGCTAACCCTCCAACGCTGGTTGGTTAGGTCTGTAAATTCAACTAGAGTTTGGTCGGAATAAACGTAACCCTTAGAGTCGTGGTTGTACTTTACGTGGACAACCTTACCTCTGTGGACCTTGCCACTAGTAATGTCAGTCCAGTCAACATAGTCTCCAACACTTAGTTGCTGTCCGTTGTAAGACATGTGTGGGAATGGCGGTGGGTCTGCGATTCCCAGAATCTGGTCTGAGATGTTGTCTGCTTCTTTAGCCTTACTCTCAACCATCTTGTTAATTACATTGTCAACAAATCCAGCTGGAAGGTTAGATGAATTCTTCTGAAGCTTTTGGATGATGGCCTTGTCAATGTTAAAGCTTTGACCACCAAGACCAGCAACCAAGTCTTCCAAAGAGCCCTGTAGCTCGGAGCCAGTTTTTGAACCAAGCATTTCATCAGCTATAGAAGAAAGGTCGTTCTTAGCTAATACAGTTTCTACCTTTGACTTGGCAAGTTTAGTGAACCAGTTTCTTGGGTCAGAAGATGTAAGACCGTTCTTAGCAGAAACTAGCTTATTCATAGCTGCCTTGTAAGAGTGAACTTCTTTAGTTGCCTTAAATACTCTTACAGTTCCAGTCTGCATGTCGGTCTCGCGTACGTAGGCAAAGAAACGCTCTTTCTTAGTGCGACGTGCAATCAGTTCGTACTTGTAGCTCTTGCCGTAGCCAGTAGTGTAGGTGGTGCTGTATAGAGCAACGTCACCGTTTTCAAGCTCGTAGCTGTCTTTGTGGCTTAGCTTTAGTGCCTCAAGAATCTTAGCTGGGTCAAGAATGTCGTCAGCTGAATTGAAAGGCGAGCCTTTTTGAGGGGTCAAAGCTGGGTCAACTAGTGAAGCTTGAACAACTTCTGGGTTTACAGTGTTGTCCACAAAATTACTGTCATTAGAAGCTTGCTCAGGCTCGAGTTCTGGCAAGCTCTTTAGGTAGCTAATGTATTGACCAGCTTCGCCAATTACAAAGCTACTCTTATCAAGAGAGCTCTGAATTTCTGACTTTTTATCTTCGGGAACATCTTTGACATCGAGCATCTTTTTAATTGAATCAACTTGAGGCTGAGTTGCAGGCTTAGCATAACCGCCCTTGTGAATAGTTTGAGATTCTTCTAATGCTCCATCGCCAACTGGATTGTTAGTGATTGGGTTCACTTGAGAATTTGACTTAGTTGCGTACTTGTCGCCTAGCCAAGCTTTAGCAGAATCTAAGCTACTAAATGTGGTCTTAGACTGCTCGTTTTCGTCTGAAAATGAAACATCAACAGTTCCGTCTGAGTTTGTTGAAAGTATGGTGTCGGCCGAGTGGTTAGTAGAGCCTAAAGTTCCGTAACCAAACATCATTGTGTTGTTTGGGTAGTTAGTGCTACGAAGAACTTTTCCATTAAGAACCGCCTCAGGGTATAGCTGAGACTCTTTTCCAGCAGAGTTAATTAATCTTGGAGGAGCCTTCATTGCGCTAGCTGTTCCACTGTACTTAGCAGTTGTGCCATTAGCCATGCTTAGAACGTCTTTTACTACCTCTTCAGTCATAGCTGGGTGAAGCTGTCCTTCACTCTCCATCTGAACTAACTGCTGAGGGTTGACCCAAGTGTATTCTTCTATTTCTTTGTTTAGAGTAGAGATGCTTGCTAGGTCCATAGCTGGGTCTACGTTTATGATGTCGTAAGTAAAATTCCAATCCTCTGGGCTCACTTCAACTTCAACGCTGTTTATGTTACTTGTTCCTAGAACAATTCCTAGTTCCTCGGTGAGTTCCCTCTTAGAGGTTGCACCCGGCACATTTACATCTTCGATGTTGTTGTGGGCACCACTAGGTACGGACCAAAATCCTTGGTCAGTAGAATTCTGTGAGCTACGCTTAACCAAAAGAACTTCATAAGAACCGTTGTTAGTGTCTCTTTTTAGAACGGCACCTGAGGCACCAAACTGTCCCCAACGCTTGACTCCATTTTTGTCAAAGTAAAGAACGTTTCCATTAGCTGGGTCGTTGGTTACAGCAAAGGGGAACTGAGAAGGCTTTTTCTCCCCATTCCTTAGAGCATAAATATCTTCTGCGGTGATGTTAGGGGCGTAGTAAGTTCCGTTAGAAGCCTGCTCTAGCGTGTAACCAGACAGCTCTGGAACGTTGTCACCAGTGGGCTCTTCAAAGAAACCTGACTCTTCTCCAGCCTCTAAAGCTGTAGAAGGCTGAATCTTGCTAACGGTGTAGTTTTTCTTGTTTCCATCTTCGTCGATGGCGTAGAGATTTACGTTTCCATTCTTTGGGTTAGTCCAAATGCTCTTAGGAATAACAACACGTGCCTTGTCGTTGTAGTTAAACGAAACGGACTCGCCATTATCAATAGCTTGTTGTAGTTGCTCTTCTAGGTTGGAACCTTCAGAAGTGTCGATAGCAGTTGGGCTAGAAAAGTTTGGCTCTGAAGGTGTTTGGTTGTTTACTATCCACTGGTCACGAGCTGCCATAGCGTCGTTGTAGTCGTCAAAGTACTCACCCTCGGTTGGGTCATAAGTAGAGCCAAATCTAGTTGGGTCGTAAGCCATAGCAACTACGTCAGGCTCTCCGTTTTTAAAGTCTTTGTAAAGTTCTTTGTCCCAAGAAGAATCGGCTTCGTCTTCATTCCAAGGAACTCTAGAAATAGTTCTAAATCCAGCCTTGGCGTAAATTTTAGGAAGAATTGTGTCGTAAGCGTCAAGCTTGTTACCACCGAGCTCAACGGCTTGAGCTAGTAAGTTGGCTGAAGTTCCCTTGTGAGGCGAGTCGCCGTAAACAAATACGGAAACAATGTCTCCGTCTGGCTTTAATCCAAATCCTGCAGTACCGTCAGCTGTTGAGAACAAGCGCATCTTCTTGTAATCTTCTAAGTCATAAATGTATACGGAAGAAGCGTGCTTATTGTTTTCTTTCAGCTTCTCCATCATCTTGACGAAATCGGTTGCGTATTTTTCCGCGTCCAGTTCATAAATGTCTGGGGTAGGTGAACCTGACTCCTGTATTTCTTGAGTTCTAGAGTGTGGCTCTAGTTTATTTTCTAGAGTTGCCCAAGGTCGATTGCCATCTGAATCTCCTTGTCCGTCAACTCCCCCTCCTTGAGGTTCCACGTCTTCAGGAACAATTCCTTGTCCTTCGGGTCCAGCTGAACTTCCTGGTTCTGGTTGCTGTTGTCCTGCTCCGCCATCTTTAACTCCTTCTTCTAGCGAATATCTGTTTAAAATTGTAGCTCTACGGGCCTTCAGTATGTCTGAAAGCTTGGTTCTTGCCTCTTCATCGGTAATAGAAGCATTGACATAATTATCTATGTCTTCGTTGGAAATGTCAAGCAGCTTCTTGGCAGATTCTGCCTTGTCCTGCTCAGACATGTCTTGGAAGGTCTTGGCTGACCAAGCGTTTTGGCTAGGGTCTACAAGGGTTTCTAGCTCTGTAACCTTGTCGTTAAAGGCATTTCCCTTAGGTGCTCCTTGGGCGCGGAATAGTAGAGCGCCACCTGGGTCTACACGTACAGGCTCATCGTTGGCATCTGAAACAATGTTGTCAAATCCAGTACCAGCAACGTCCCAGTTGGCAAGCCAAGCGTCTACAACAAAGCCGTCTTGGACTTTTTTGCGGTATTCAGGGTCGTTTACCTTTTGAGCAAAGTCAGCATTAGAGTTTGGAACCATTTCGGAGAAAGTAACTTTGGTGCCATCAGCTAGCTCTCCATTTCTTACCTTTACAGCTGGCACTCCTGCTAGCTCGTAGAGAGCCGAAGCTAGAACCTCATTATCTCCGTGCAAGTCTGTCTTAGGCTCTTTAACGTAAATCTGCTTGCCAGTAGAGTCTTCAAAAATTCCACCCTTGTTTGAACCAAGTTGGCCAGAAACCTGCTTGTAGTCTTTAAGGTCGTAGACCATTGATAAGTCGTCAAGGTTAGCTATGTAGAACTCTGGTTCTCCAGATGGCTTGCCTTCTTTCGGTAGCAAGCGTGGACTATTGTCACCAGGAAGTTTACTGTCTATTGGAACACGAACGTCTACAAGAACTGTTGTCCCCCGAGCTCTGAAGTCCCTTGTTTCCCCAGTTTTTAAGTTTTTTAATACAACTATTTTTTCCATAAAGCCGTCAGATGCTTTAAACCCGACAACCTCCTCTAAGGGTGGAAGTTCAAAGTTTGGGTCCTTTTTTCGCTCTTCAGATACAGCATCTTGAGCGCCCTTACTTGTGAGAAAAGTTTTAGGTACTAAGTCTCCTATTTGAAGAAGCGAAACCATCTTATCTACTGTTTTAAACTTAGTTAGGTCTATACCCTGTTCTTTATCTACTGGCTTTAAAGTTACTTCGAATACTCTTCTATCTACATACTTTGAGCCACCTGCAGGGCCATCAAGCTTGGTAGCCTCTACAACTTCGTATTTACCGCTAGCAAGAATTTCAGCTTCTTCTGAGTAGTTGCTTAGTGCTCTAGTGTCTATTCCCTCAAGAGCGCCTTCTAGAGTAAAAATGATTGCGTCAGGCTGTTTGCTTGGGAAGGAAAGCTTGGCAAATTTAGCAGCTTCGTTGTAAGTACCGCTGAATGGTCTTAAGTCCATGTTTACGACGTTGCCAACAGTAGTGTAAGCGTCTATAGCCTCTTGGCCAGGGTTGATAATTCCTCTAGCAAATCCACCTGGAGAGTCTGTGGTCTGTTCTTTAGAAAGCTTTGCAGCTAGTTTGTAAGTAGCTCCAGCAAAAGAGTTTGGGCTATTGCCATCTTCTTCTCCAATAGCAACTCTGGACTTACTTTTTAGGAAGTCAGTGTAAGTGTAACCATCTGGGTAGATTGCTTCTCTAAGCTTTGCTGTTGGGTCCTGTGCAGATTCGTCGTAGAACTCAGACTTCTTGAAGATTTTGTCTAGAACTCCGCCTTTGTCGGTAACAAGACCTTCGTGGCCGTCAGAAATAGTAACCAAACCAAGAAGACCCCTGAAAGCCTGCTTCTTGCTTTCGTCATCACTAAACGCCCAAGGTAAGTATTCTGCTAGAAGCTTTCCTACTGGACGCTCTAAGAAATCTATTGGCTGAGTCTTTGGTATTTCAATTGAGTTAATTGAGTCGGCAAGAATTTGAAGGTCAGCATCTCCAAAACCATCTCCAGTTTTGCCTGCTTCAATTAGGTCTACTGCTTTACCTGCTAATTCGTCTTTAACTAAAAACTTGTTTAGCTCGGTAGCAGAAGACTTCTCGATGACCTTTGCGTCTAGCTTGGCAATTTGTCCTGCAGGCTTTTTTTCTCTAAAAGACTTTAGGTTGATTTGATTTTCGCTCTTACCAGAAATAGCATCATATGCTTTTGCAACAACTGAGTCAGCGTTTACACCCTGCTCGCGTAGAGCATCGTAGAGAGCTTCAGCTGGAATTGGTACTGGTCCTGCATCTGCAAAATCGACTTCTGAATCTCCATCACCAGATATAGATTTAGTTAAAGCTTCTTCCAAAATTTCAGAGTCAAAAGAGCTAGCAAGTACTTTAGGGTCATCAGTTGCATCTGCACCATAGATGTCAGAAAGAGCCCCAGACGCCTCGTAAGGTTCTTGATTTTGAAGTGGGTAAGCTCCAGCTGGAACCTGCCACTCAGTGAATCTCTCTCCTACAACTTTGTCTTCTTCTGTGGCTTGAGCTTCATTAGCCATAGATTCGGCCTGCTGTTTTTCAAGCTCGTCATAGAAAGGCTTTGAAATTTCAGAGATAGCTTCAGAAAGTGCTTGCTTCGAGTCCGCCTCAAAACCTTCTTGACCGTACCTAGGGAATTCATCTTGAGCGAGTACTAAAGCTTCAGTGTTTTTCTTGTCACCTAATGACAGTCCAGCTTCGTAAGCCTCTTTCTGAGAGTCTGTTAAAACAGAGATGTCCTTTTCAGGAGCAGCGTAGACACCAGCGTCGAATCCATCCAAGAAAGAGTCGACATAGCTTGAATCTGCTTTTGCCTTGTCGTAGTCAAAGCCCTCTAGTATTCCGCCTTCAGCTACTGGAGCTGTGGGGACTGTTTCTGGCAACAAAGCAATAGGCTCTGACTTATCTGCGTCTGAGTAGTCTTGAGGGTCATAGTCTTTCTTAAAGTAGTCTCCCAAGCCCTGTAGAACGTTAGATAGCTCTTTATTCTTACCGCCCAAGCTAGTTTCGTATGAGCCCTCTTCGAACATGTTGACCAAGTCTTGTTTGTTTATAGTGCCAGCATCAAAGTCAGACAGGGCGTCTGAAACTGGCGAGTCTGAGCTTAGGTACTTGCCAAACTTTTTAGGGTCAAGGGTGTTTTTTAGGTTCTTATCTTTGCTTAAAAATTCTTTAAATCTTTGGTCAACAAGTGGAATGTCAACGTCGGTGTTGAAAGCTACTTTTTCAGCAAAAGACTTTTCGTCAAAGTTAACTAGGGCTTCTTGAGGAACGGACTCAGCTTCGGCGCCTGCTGGCAACTTAGCGATAGGTGACTTTTCTTGTAACTCTTTAGCAGTAGCTTTTTCTTCGTCAGTAGAGCCACCAGCAAGCTCGTCATCCAGTGAGTTAGGAGAGAGTGTTCTAATGGTTGCAATGTTTTGAATGTCTTTATCAAGTTGCTCTGTGATAGTTGCAGGCTTTTCGACCTTAGAAGCATCAATTCCAGATTTTTCTAGAATTCCTTCAGCAAGCTCGAAGTCAAAAACTTCTCCATTTCTAGAGTTGACTAGGTATACAGCATCTGGAATGTTAGCGTCTCCGCTATTACGAACAAGTACACGTCCAAAAGCTGGGCTGGAAGTTCCACCAACAAACTTTCCTCTAACGTCTTTAATAGAACCGTCACGCATACGTAGCTTGAACATGGTGCCACGGCCCATTTCCACCCAGCGTCCATACCTGTCACGCCACTGTAGCTTTACGCGGGCTCTACGTGCAGCAGAAGAGTTTCCATCACCAATTCCAGCAGTTAAAGCTTCTATGGTGGAAGAAATAATAAGTTCAGCTGGTATCGAGCCTTTAGGTAGAGCTTGCAATCTTGCAATTGCAAAGTTCTGCTCTACAGAGTTAGGTTCTGAACCATAAGCTGAGGAAACTAGAGCGCGATACTCTACAGAAATTCTTGGGTCAGCTGCAATCCACCTAGAGCGAGCAGTTCTTAGCTCTTTAGTCCCCATAGAGTGCGGGGCTGTAGAAAGAGGGTGTCCAATAGAAAGTAAGTCTGTGTTAGTCGGAGCAAACTCACCTACTCTGCCATCTTTAGATAGGGTGATGAAATTAGTTACGTCTCTGACTAGGTTGAAGGCTCTAGTCTCAAGCTTACGATTTGCACTGGCAACTAAGGAACGCTCTGCAACAATAAGGGCAGATTTTAAAGTGGCTCTACGCTCTGGGGCAACTCCGTCATTGCCGTTTTCGACCAGTAGCGACACCGACTCAGTAATTTTGGATACTGAGAAATCCTGTGGCTCCGATGGAGTCTCTTGGTTGAAGACCAAGGACGCAATCAGAGCATGAATTTCAGATTTCACGCCCAATGGCCTTCCTCATTATGCACGTAACACTAATTGCTAAAAGAAGCAATAGAAAGATTCTATCTTATTATTTAGCTGTTTATTTGTCTGAAGGCTTATAAAATTCGCCGTACTCTTTTTCTTTTTTGTCTGGTTCTAAAGTAGGAGTGCCATCCTCGGGAGGATTTTCTACTTCTTCCCCTGTATCAAGCCAAACCCACTTGCCATCTTTCTTAATCATCATGGCAGAGGTGTCGTTCATTCTCTCACCTAGGGAGCTTTTCTGAGCTGGGAATGGTTTTTTAGGGGTTTTATCTTTTTCCATGATTTTAGTCTATCCTATTTCTACGTTTAGTAAAACTTTGTCTTCTTGGGGGTCAAATTCGTAATTAATTATTTTATACTTTAGCCCTCTAGGCAGAATTACTTCGTTTTCGTTAGCTATAACCCCAGCCAAGAACTTAGGGACATAATAAGCATTTTGCCCAGCTTTAGCCCTAATACGTAGCACTACGCCACCGCCAAAATACTTGTTAGCAAAGATTGAAGCCATTTTTTCGTCAGTAGATGTTGAAGAAAAGCCAGTTTCCTCGAGCTCTTCTATCTCGCCAGATTCTAAACTAGTTAAAAATTCTTTTAAAGTGAGGCCTAGGGGGATAGGAATGCCTCTATAGTAGTCTTGGTCCTCTAAAATTTGGTTATATCCAATAATTTTATCTAAAACGTCAATTTTTTCTTGAGTTTCTGGGGACACAGATTCATTTCTTAGGGATGAATTGATTTCTACGTAACTTCCTTTGTGGTTGGTGTAGTCAATTACAGATTCTGCCTCTTGTTCCGAAAGGGGGGTCATTTGTTTTGGGCTAGGAAGAGCATTTTTTTCGCTAAATCCGTCAATATCTACTGGAGAAGTGCCACCAACGCCTCTAAAATCATCAGAATTAGGGTCTGCATTTAAAACATATGGACTTACTCCGTAATAACCAGCAAGTGTTCCTTCCTGCGCTGGAACGTATAAAATAGCACGGTTTTTTGTTTCAATACCTTTTCCAGCAGAAAAATCAGACTCTTTATAGCCAGTAAAAATAGCTTTTAGTGGTTTTTCAGCATTTCTAGAGCCCTTACCAACTTCATAAATAGCGTATGAGATTTCCACTTCTTCACCTGAGTTGATGGTGTTACCTTTTCTGTCTGTAATAGTGTTTGTGCCGTCGACGATGATTGTGTCTGACTCGGCTTTGGCTGGTTCAGAAGACTTTGGATTGTCAATCAATTTTAAGGACTGAGGCTGAACGTATTCTTCAACTGGCTCGTATTCACCCTCAATAACAAGTACTTCAACGCTATCTCCATCTTCAGTTAAGGGGTCAAAGGTAGTTTTTGAAACATTTGTAACTTTAATTGACGCCCCCCTAGATAAAAGAATTTCTGACTCGCCTAAGTCATCAGCGGTTGTGTAGTCTCTTACTCTAATTGCAGGCTGTCCAGCTTTTACGTTAATTTTGTAAATAACTGGAGTCTTGTTGAGAACAAGCGCATCTGCCTTAGTTTTATCATCCTCAAAAACACCGTACGCGAACCCCTTTGCCACTTTCGGGCTAACAGAGGTAGACATGTAAGCGCTGTCAACTAACTTATCGCCGGGCTTTATTGTAAGCAAAGATTCGTATCTGCTTTTAGAGATTGCAGCCCCTCTATAAACAGTAACGTCTTCAGCAATTTTTATGTTTTCAAAGGCACTGTCTATTTTGTTAATTGTCTTTGTTTCTTCTGCAAAACGTGTTGCCAAAGGGTCATTTTCGGATTCTTTATAGTTTGGATTTTCTCTAGCAAACTTGTTTATGTCTTCATATTTAGGTCCTTGGTATTGGTAAAGGGCGTAAGATTCTTCTGCGTCTGGAGCCTTAGCTATGTCAAACTTTATCTGGTCAAAATCAGAACTAAGAATTTCTTCATCAAAGTCTGTAGTGTCGTTTGGGAGTTCGGAAATTGAAATTTTTTCAGCTTCGGGCTCGGGCGGGCTGACCTTTTCTACTACTTCTTTATTTCGAGAGTTGTTCTTGTGGACCATAAAAGGCTCACCAGTTATCTCTTGGATTAGTGAGAGAAACTTTAGTTTGTTGTCAACGTAGTCGTTAAGAAAGCTACTTGGGTTTTGGGCATCGCCGTAGGAACCGCTACCTGCGCTGTCGTTGCCAGCAGGGCTAAGCTTGGTTATGTCTAGTCCGTAAGTGCCGTCACCTAGGTCAACAAACATCCTTTCTAGAGATTGTAAGGAAACTTGGTTTTCACGGCCTGAGTCTTTAAAACGTTGGTAGGCCCCTTCTCCGTGGAGCTCGTCAAATTTGTTCTTCCAATCGTCCATTGTCATGTTGTTGTCGTCAAGGAAGTCTTGTAATTTATCAACCTGCATGGGGTTTTTTGATATTGGTAAGAAGTCAAACTGACCAACAAAAGAGTGGCCCCTAAAAGGAGTGGCTCCTTGTCCTCTTTTTAATTTTCCGACTGCCTCTTCATGCCAAGGAGCTACTTTAACAGTTTCTAGTTCTCCAACTTTTTTAACTCTTCCCTCTTGGTAAGTCACTCCTTGACCAATAGTCAGCGCATACTCGTCTTCTACTTGGCTATAGCCAATCATTCCATTTACTTCGTCTGGCTTTACTGTTATCTCGTAGCGTCCGTTTGCTTGTTCGCCCGCCCTTGTGCCAGCGTTGTAGTCGAAAGCTAGGTTTTTACTAGTTGAAACATATCCAACTGCAGCGTCTTTTTCTTCAAATGCATTATTGATAGCGTTTCTGTAAACAGTAAAAGTTCCATTTTCTGGGTCTAGTCCTAGAACGTGCTTAGCGTAGCCTTTGTTTATTTCCTTCATTTCTTGGTTAATTTGGTTTAAGTCGTTTGGAGATTGAGTCCTCTCGTCTACAGCAAGGTCTACAACTCTGTCCCAAAAACTATTAAAGGTTGGGTATTTTTCTGCAAACTCTGGGTCTTCAGAACTCATACCTTCGTAAACTTTTGAGTAGTCTATCTTCGCGCCTTTTGTAACATCGGAGGTTTTGCCCCAAGTGTCTAGAGAGCTCTGCCTTGGAACTGGGAAGCGTCCCTCGGCTTTTAAGGCTTTGGCAATGCTTGAAATTTTTATGTCTTGGATTTCTTCGCCTGTGATGCTAGAACGTAATTCTTTATTAGGAGAACCAGAAACTATTCCTTCTGCTATTAAGTCAGCAAGGTCAGGAATTGAAGAGTCTTCTCTTGCGGTAACTACATTGCCGTCAACGTCTTTACCTAGCTCGATGCCTTGTTGAGCTAAGTCTTCGTCAGTAAGTAGGGCAATATACTGCTGAGCGTTTTTGGAAGCTACTGGGTAGTTGCCATTAGGTAGGTAGGGGTCGTTTTCTACTTTTATGTAGCCTCTACCATCTGGAGTCATATCTCCAGTGAAAGGACCCAGTGCGTTGTGGTATTTGCCGTTTGGTAAACGTACTTTAAATTTAACACCGCGACCCATATCGACCCAACGGCCATAGCGGTCTCTTAGCTGAGTAGCAACACGAGCCCGCTTTTCAGCACTGGTCTCATCATTGGCCCCAGCTGTTAAAGCAAACTCGCCAATTAACTCAGTACTGAATCGGGTTTTCGGCATAAGGAGCTATTCCCTCTACCTCAACCTGAGGGGCGGAAGTTACGCCAAGAGTAGAACGTAGTTGCCACTCCCACTTCTGATGCATTTCAATTCTTCCAGCTAGGAAGTCAGCAACGCCTTGCTGGTTAGAGGCGTCTGCTAGAGAGAAACCTGTGTTCAAGCAACTAAGCATTTCTTGGTTAGCAATGTATAGAGCTTGAGCAAACTCCATCTTGTCTCCAGTGGTAACTCTCATTGGCATTATTGAAGTGAAAGCTGAAAAGTCAGAAAGTAGGTAAGGAGCGTCGTAGCCCATCTTAAGAATGCTCTCGCCGAGCGGGTCTATTGAACCCGAGACATCTTCATAAATCTTGCCAAAAAACTTATGCATTTGGTAAAAGTCAGAACCTTTAACGTTCCAGTGAGCACCTTGTGCTAGGTAAGATAGGTTGACTGTGTCGGCAAGTAACTTAGCAAGCTGAGAAGCTAGTGCATCTTTAGGGTTAGAAGAAGCATCTTCCATCTCGTAGTAATCGTTCATAATTTATTTATCCTTAGGTGGTTGGCTCTGCTAGAGGAACTGGAGGTTCTTCTGCTTCGGTAGGGGTGGGAGTAGGTGTTTCGGTTGTTGGTTCTGCTAATTCTGCAGGAACTTCTTCAGCTACTGGAATCCCCTGAGCTGCCTGCATAATGTCTGGGCTTAGAGGGGCTGGGCTAGCCTGCTGATTCATTTCCTGAATTTTTTGGAAAACTTCTGGGGCAACAGACTTAAGCATTCCTTCAGTCAGTTCTGGAGTAATAGCTCCACGCTGAATTAGAAGTCTTAGAGCAACTTCATTAGGACTTGGGGCGTCGGTCTCGGAGAATCCGTGAGCTTTACGCCAGCTCTCAAATGAAACTGCCATCTTGTCAAATCCACTGTCAGCATCTGCAGCTCGGTCGTTACGAGTAGCAACCTGTGAAGGGTCGTACCAAACAACAACACGGTCAACTTCTGCTTCGCTGAATCCATTTGCAAGTAGGTATGGGCGCAAGTAAACAACTGTTAGCGAGTCAGCAATAATTAGCATCAGAGGCTCGATGTGCGCCTTGTACAAGCTCTCATCAATCTGAAGTGCGTTGGAGTACTTAACATTTGCTAGGCCCGTAACAATGTCCTTAGGGACGTCTAGGCCCTGCATAATGCGCTCTAGTACTCTGTCAGAACGCTCTGCAAGTGCAGGGTCGAATGAGCGCTCAAACTTAAACTGCTTGATTGCGTCACCAAGCTCAGCAGGTCCACGAATAATGAGAGGAACAACGGCAGACGCTGAGTCTTCATCTTTAATAGGAGTAGTCATCGCGTCGATGAGCTGGTCCTCGAACTCGTCTTCTAACTCCTCTGGAGTTGGCTCGTTGTAAATGCCATCTGCATCGTCGTAAGGGTAGTCAGGGTCTGGAGTAGCTGCAACACTGAGACCGTCTGGTAAGTAAAGAGCACCAGCGTTCAAGCGTGAACGTGCAGTTGCACGGAAGGTTCTGTTTAGAAGTAGAAGCTCAGCGCAAAGGTCTAGGATACCTCGCATGCTCGAGTCAGCTTCTTCTGTAAAGCGCGGGTGTGACTTCCAAATACGTCCAACAAAAGAGTTCTTAGGAAGTGAGATAGCACCCTTCTTAGCTGTTCCACCAGAAGTTGTGCTCTTCAGTTCACGGCGTGGAATGATGAAGTAGTTTCCCTTACTGTCAGTTTGGATTTCATCAACCGAGCGAATGTCCCATGACTCTGGAACTCCGTGGCCTGGTCGTGCAGGAGTCTGAGCTAGGTAGCACTCTCCAGTTACCTGAAGATTCAGAGCTGCATCTCTTAGCAGTCCAGTCTGACCGCCATAAGCTGAGTCCAAGCGAGCTAGCGCACGCTCAGCTGCTTTCAGTAAACGTACATCTTCTTCGCTTTCAACGTTCTTGACAGCTGTAGGAGTTTCAGCAGGGTTAGATACAATTGCTGGGTAAAGCTTGATACGGGAGACAACTGAGGCAACAAGGTTGAAGGCATACTTAACTTCGCCGATAGCGTCGTAGTATTCCCAAGCCTCTGCTTGCCACATGGATGAGGAAGCTGAACGTCTCTCTTTGAAAAGTATTGCTTCGTCACGGTCACCAAGTTTAATTTGCACCGCAGCAGCGGTTAGGGCTCTAGGGGCATTGTAAGCAAGGGCCTGAGCTGGGGTTCCATTTGTAGTAAAAACGTCAGAAGGAACTATTGCCCTAGACGTAGAAATAGAAGCCCCTGCACTTGTCGCACGGATTGAAGAACGCGAGCGCTTTTTAGGCTCAGGGTCTTTCTTGAAGATGCCCATCTTTCTCTTTCTTAGTGGTCGAGACGGTTAGCTACCAGTCCAGCTACCGCTGACAAGGCAAACGGGATACAGGCAATAGTGGTTGCTACAGGAACTATTGTATAGCAGATTGTAATAAGTGATGCGACCCAGATGCTCATGCACCAAACACAGGTAAACAAATAACCTATTTTGTGAGTGTGCGGTGGTCGTTTTTCCCAAATCTTGTTGCGTAGGTCGTCAAAAATAACGTCGACGGTAAGCAATCGTGAAATTCTAAACGTTGCTAGTGCCAGAATAATTAGTGCTATTGGATTAAGAATGTCCATTTATTTAACTCCTCGTTGTGATGTAAGTGTTTTGTAAGGATTCCAACTTCTAAGGCGAGAGCCGCATCCGCAGTTAGTGTCCTTCTGGAAGGCTAGCATCTTTCCGCTCTCCGTGGTTAATCTGTAGGTTTTTTTGGAGCCTTTTGGCCCTAGAAGCTCTTCTTTTACGTATTTTTCCTGAAAAACAATCATTGCGCCTTGAGGTGAGTCTTGAGCAACTGTTATAGTATCTTCAGTCAAAACAACCCTTGTAGTTGCCAAGTAGTAGATGTCTTCATCTTTGGTTGGCGGATGTGCATTAAGAACGTTGACGTCCTCAAGGTGGCCCGCAGGGGTCAGCTGAAAATGGGCTGGAAAAACGTCCACAACTATTTGCATCGAGCTATCTTCCTAAACGTCGGGCTATGGCACGGAAAGTGACATTTGAGGCTCTGGCAATCTCAGCCGTAGTAACGTCGACGTTGTCAAGTTGCTGGATTAGCTCGTTAAACTCTTGGTTAGCTTGGAACTGTAGGGACGTCGACGACATGCCACTTCTGTATTGGCGGGCAAGGGGAGCTAAGTAGGCAAGGCGGGACTCATCGGCGGAAGAGATGCCAGGAGATACTGGTGTCTTACGCTGATACCCAGAGGGGGCTAACTCGTTTGGTGGTTGAACTGGCTTTTGTTGGATTGCATAACTGAAGTCACCGTTCTCAACCCAATACTTGACTGTGGAACGTCTAACTGGCGGGGTATAGGCCTCGCCGATAGCACGAAGCGTCCAACCAGACTCAAAGAGCTGGCGGGCACGGCAGTTGCGCTCGTTTTTAGTAGTCAGTGAAAGAAGAATTGCCTTTTCATTAGCTGGCAGTGATTCATCTCTTGCGGGACGTCTAGGGGAAGTCATAATGTACAGTATAGCACGCTACGTACGAACCTTAGTGAGAAGTTGAAGCGGATTCGGACTGATAAGATAAAGATAGTACATTAACGTATTTTGCTTTTGGTCGGTGAGAAGGAAGACACTTGTTTTTGAAGTTTTTGAAATTGTTTCCATAAATGCAGCCCCCCCTCCAGTCAAAGGGCAAAAATAAAATTAGCTTTTTCTCCAGGAAAAAAGAGCTGCTAATAATTATTTTTTAGTGATTATTTTTCTAGGTAATCTAGGGCACTATTATTTTCTAGTAAAAGTAGGAGCTAATTAGTTATATTTACTTATTTTCTAGTGAGAAACTAGCTCAGCTATAGAATAAAATCAATTTTCTACTAATACAACTAAAATTTAGTTTTTAACTAGGCATTATCTAATTGTTGAATTAGTTTTTATCTAGCTACTTAGTCCTATCCCCCTTGCTATGATTTATTTATTTTCTACTAACTAATAAGTAGTGAACATAAGCTATCAACAACTCTGGAGCTACTCCACCTAGATGCTACATAAATAAAAGTTAATTATAGAATTACTAGAGCAATTCAAGACTAAGTTAGATAAAAAATAATCTACAAGCATCACAACTAGCCAGCCAACCATCATCACAAGTCCTGATTAGTAATGTCAAGTCTGAACTCAAACAATAGTAAAGAACTAGCTAATGTAGTTAGTAATAAAATAGTTATCCAGTGAACCTATGCTCACTAATGGATTAGTAATGACACCGTAAAGCAACCAAGAGAAAATGTATCGGTTCATCTAGCACTAGCAACTAAAGCTTGCGAGCGCCTACCTAATGCTGAACCTTCCACCCCTAGAGGCTCCACCTGTCCTATTGCCACCTATGTCTAGTCTCCTACTCGCAAAGGACTTAGCACTGAGCTTGCCACCAATAAACCCGGCAGGTGGCTTTATAAGCAAAGCCGTAAGAGCGTGAACTAAAGCATCTACCCTGTCTGGAGACTTGCCTTCGCCAGGCACCCAGCTAAACATCTGAGACTCTAAGTCTGACAAGTATCCCACGTGGTGGACTCTGCCTTGCTCATAGGCAAGCGTAATGGGCTCAGCCCGCAAAGCCTTGCCATACTTAGAGTGGACTTCTAGGACCTTGATGTTAGGGTCAATAGCATTGATAGCATTCCTAACCAAAGCCCCACCTTGATTCACCTCAGCTACAACTGGGCAACCCCACTTGCGAGCCATAGCTACAACCTTGTTAGCCCAAACATCAGGCGAGCCTAAGACTGAGGCATCTTCCAAAATCCAAGACTGCCTCTTGTATAAATCACGCTCAGCTGTGGAGGCGCAAACAACAATCCCACACTCATCTCTTGGATTTTCAGCTACTGATGGGTCCACTCCAATAATCCTTAGTGGAGCCTTAGGAGGCAAGGAATGTTCACGGTTCAACTCGACTAACTCCTCGGTCCATAGCGCACCTTCAACATCATCAAGCATCTCACCGTAAAGCTCCTGTTGAGCTAACCTAGTGCCAGCATAAACTCCAGTAATAGCATCAATGTATGTAGCTGACAGGTTGCCTGAGTTATCCATAGTTGAACCTCTAGACACCCAGACCTTACCCGTACGCTTAGCTTCATCAAGTAGAGCGTAAAGAATCGGCACACGCTTAGGTGTAGTAGTTGCGAGAATCTGAGGGTTAGAGCCAAGACGAGTAGCTACCCGTAAGTTATCCCAAGAAGTCATACCCGCAGCATCTGGCGACTGCCTCCAAGCAGCTAACTCATCAGCCCAAGAGTAGTGAGCCTGAACACCTCGCAAAGAGTCAGGCTCATCAGCGGTTCCAAGAACGGCGGTGTTGCCATTAGGCCAAGTTAGACGGCGCTTAGAAGGCTCATACAGCGGGCGCTCACTGGGAGGTGAGACAGCCAAGATGCCACTATCACCCTCGACGATAACATCTCGCACATCGGCTGCAGTTCTGGCTACTAGCAAGAACCTGAGACGCCCCTGAGTAGTGTCCTTAGCTTTCTCTCGAACCCACTCAGCTGCACTCCTAGTCTTACCAGCACCACGCCCAGCCAAGAACAGCCCAACATTCCAAGAGTTATTAGGAGGCGGTATCTGCTCTGGGCGTCCCCAAAAACTCCAGTCCCAGATAAGTGAGTCAGGGTTCATACCCGAAAGAACAGCTAGGCGCTCTTCATCGGGGAGTTCGGCAACAACCTGAGCCAAGCTCTTAGGCATAGCACTCCAAATCTATCTAGAGTTCTATTCTAACCTAACGAGCGATTAGTTGTTTTTATAATCCCATAAGCTCTACTTTTTCCTCTACCTACTGGCTTATAGCCATATCTAACTAGGCGAGAATACAAGGCTGCATAGGTTATGCCTAGAAAACCAGCAAGACGATACAAGCTAACCCCGTCCTTCTTATTGACCTTATTGATTAGAGCCGTATACTCTTCTGCTTCTTTTCTAAACTTAGGGCTACTGCTTCTCACGAGCTGAGCTTTAGGTTGTAGCTCTAGCAATCGGTGTAAGTCTTCATCACTAGGTATAGCCCGAACCCTAGGCTCATAAACCACCCGTAAAGGTGGACTAGGAATCTCTACGGCTCTCGCGAGCGCCTTCACAGTGGTCAATCCCTGTATCTGCCTAACCCGCTCTCTAGAAACTCCAGACGCTTCACCAATACTTGAATAAGTCCAACCCGCATCGCTGAGTAAATGGATCAGCTTATTCCTCTGAGCTAATTTTTCCTGTTTCTCCGTGTAAGTCTTTCCACCTCTGAGGCGGCTGAATTCTTCAAATATGTTCTTCGGTAGCGTATGTCTTTGCTTAGTAAGCACGGTAATTTCCTATCGTAAGTCGTGAGTTGCCAGAATAACACTTTTCCACTCGTAATGTCAAGGTAAATAAAAAACCCGCCCTCTCGGACGGGTCTTTAGGTAGGTGGGCTTACGCCTCAACCTTTTCGGCTATTGCCGAGCTGTAAAGAAGTTTTAGAAACTCGCTTCGTAGCTGGTAAGCCTGAGAGGCGTTCTGGTCATTTGCGCCCCAAGTAGCAGAAGCCAAACCGTATTCAAGAGCGCCAACGCGGATATCTGAATCGGTGGTTAGCGCCTTGAGCAAGTCAAGAAATAGTTCGCCCGCCTCGGCAAGAGCTTCCTCGCTACCGTAGCGAACAACAAACGCGCCAACCGCGATTGAGTGCGACCTAACGTGCTTTTTGACCTCGTGTAAAATAGCAGTTTCGTATTCGGTAAGTTCGGTGCGGTTTAGTGTGGTGGTGGTCATTTGGACTCCCTTTCGTTGGTGTGCTTCTATTATACCACGCCCCTAAGACATTTGTCAAGTAGATAAATAAAAAACCCCCGCGTGTCGCGAGGGCTTTCTAAGGTGAATCTATTCAGCTATCTCAACATTTGGGTCGCCCGCAAAGAGCTTGTTCAAGGTCTTCAAGTCAGGAACACCATCTGCTCCTACCTTGTTGTCTGCTTGGAATCTCGCGAGCGCGGCCTTAGTCTTGTCAGCAAACCAACCATCTCTATCTTCATAGGCTTCGGTGTAGTTCAGTTCGTTCAGACGGCGCTGCAGGTGGTGAACACTCAATGACTTCTTAGCGTAGAGGTTCTTGTAGACAATAGCAGAAAGCTTTACCGTATCAACTACTCCATTACCTACAACAGCGTCTCCAGCAGGCTTAGGCAAAGAATCCCTAACGATATCAATGTTTACAGCAACAGGCTCAGCAATCTTTTTCTTCTCCATCTTGGGTGCTGGAGCAGCTACCGCAGCGACGACCTCAGTTGAAGATTCTTCCAACTTTTCCGTGTTGGAGGACGGATCTTGATAGTTTTCCATAGCCTTATTTTACAATCTACACGGGGGCTTGATTACTGATGAGCTTTCCACTCGTTATAGTCAAGTTCCCAGTCTTCTTCTGGCTTTCTGTCTAGGTCTTCCGCACCAAGCATTACAGACCAAACCTTACTTAGCAGTGAGGCAAACTTCTTTCCTCTAGTTTCGTAGACTCGGTTCTTGAAATTGTCATAGTCCATCACATCTATCGTAGCCAGCAACCAAGACTTGAATACTAAGTCATCAACTACCACTCGGTGTGGGTAGTCTGAGTCCTTGGAGGTTGTGATAGCTTCTCCACTAACTTCTGATAGCTCAACCAAAGACTGCTTGTCCCTAGCCCTAACTGTCATCTTGTCCTTAGCCCAAGGCTTCCTAACCGCACTTACAAATCCTGTATCAGTAAAAATCCACATATATTCTCCTTCGTCATTTGTGTCTTTCAATAAAAATGTCTGAGGCTTCCCCCAGACACTTTCGGAACTAAATTACTAGTTCTTCAAATCTTCTGGAACTTCGTCCAACGGCTCTACTTCAATCTCGTAGAACTCCTGAGTCAAGTTGTCAGCAATAGCAACAATGTCCTCTGGGAGGGCAAATCCGCTAACGCTAACTTCTGTCTGACCCGGGACTCTAGCTTCATATTTATAAGCTACCGCACCATCTTTTAGTATCATTTCAACTCCTTCCGAAACAAAAAATACTATAAGTCTATATTACCACAAGAAAACAAATTTGTCAAATCAAGCGGAACGCTGAGCTAGCAGAGCAAAAACCACTCCACTAAGAGCCAATGTAATTGGGACTACTGAATTGATAGCGGTAAACAAAGCTATAACCACAGCTAGAACTACCAAGACGACCGCAATAACGGCAGACCAAACTACATCTCGCAACTGTATAAACCAACTAGGCATCATTTATCTTTCTTCTTAGGCAGAACTACACCCAGCAGAGGTTGCTGAGCTTTTTTCCTATTCTTCCACGTACGAATCTTGTTTATTAGTTTACTTAGCAAAAAAGTCTTCTTTCTTTATAGTTTCTAAAGCCCCTAACAAACTCCGTAAGTTAGTTAGCGCCCTTCTACCCCACTTTAGCGAGCCAAAGACTCCTAGGGCTATTGCGAGCGCCATAAAAGCAAGCGCAGGGTTGCCACCACTAGCAATCTCGGTCAAAATGTAGAACCCGTATGCTATAAATCCCAAGGCTAGAACCGCAGAGGCGAACATTGTTAGCTTGAATCTGACAATCCATTTCTTAGACTCTTCTTGAATAATAGATAAAGCGGTGTCTCTAATCAACTTATCTCTCTGCTTAGGTGTCAGTTTTTCCAATCTATTTCTTCTCCTTCTCTACCTCCGAGGAAAGAGAACACAAATACTACAAAAGAAATCAATACAAAAAAGACGAGTAAGGAGAGCACGGCAAGGGCTACTGCTATCCAAAATAAAAGTTCCATAATTTTCCTAATACCTATTCTATCACATCAACAAGTAAAAGTCTAGTATGTAGATTTTTCCTAGACTTTTGCGTCCATTGTCTGGATAACTTCGCCACTTGGGTTAGTTAGAGTGATAGCTCCTTTAGCCCACACTTCCTTAGTAGTTGCTTCGCTGAGTATGTATCCAACGGCCTCAACTACTGCTTGGCTGTCGTTCTCTGCTACTAGGTGTATCCACTTCTTCTTAGTTCCTAGTGTTGCCCTGAGTCTATACATCTGGCTTCCTTTCATTGTATGTATCTATTATACCACACATCTAAGATAAAAGCAAATACCTAACCTTCAGGGTCCTCGATCTTCCGCAGACATTTTTCAGGTTTTTCCGTGTGCTGCCCGCACGCAAAAAGAAACCCCCGCACCTTGGCGGGGGAATCTTCTTGCCGAAAGGAATTCAGACAAGCTTTTCATATGAGGCTTCAATTCTGTCCTCAATTTTTCTCTCCCAAGCTAGAACTCTTTCTTCCTTACAGCTTAGGCAAATCTGTTTTGTCTGGCTCTTTTCCATTGACGGAACAAGTGTCGGCTCACCGCACTCGTAGCAAGCTATAAATACTTTACTCATAAAGTCTAGCCTCTCTCTTGATTAGGTAAAGACAAATCAAAGAACCAACTATAAATCCAATCATCAAAGATGGTATCCAAGTAAGTTCTGGCTTCCAACCAACAATAAATCCCATAACTACGATAAACGCAAACCCAACGGAAAAAGATTCTAGGAACATAGAGAACTCTTTTAGTGGCACTCCCCTATGCTTACCAACCTTTTTAGTTTTTCTACCCTTGTAAGTAGACCTCGTGCTTTTAGGCGTGTAGTGGTGTTTTCTAAGGTAGTTGATACACCAGATAAGAACAATAGAACCAACGGCAACTAATAGAGAGCCGAATAGAACTACCCACTCCATTACGCAACCACCTTATCAAGTAGCTTAGTGATTACTGGGTAGAACACTAGGAACACTACCCACACCGCACCAATCAAAAGCCCGTTCTCGCAAACTTCTTGAATCGTGCTAGAAAAATTATTAGTCAAAGAACCAATAATCAAGTAAAGAAACACATAAGCACCAGCAATAAACGGCAAAGTAGCCAGTCCAACCAGTCCTCTTAGAAATCCTTTTATCATTTTGTTTTCCTTTCGTTAGTATCTATTGTATCACGCTGATACTTTTTTGTCAAGTATTTTTATCGGCGTGTCGGACTAGTCAAGCCAGTCCTTTATAGTCCTAGACTTAGACGCTTGTCGAGTCCTAGCTCGCTTCTGACGCTTGTCGGCGTGTGTGCCAGACGCGTTAGACTTGCGAATCTCACGCATACCTTCAATGTAAGGCGTGTTGCTTATTGCGTGAAACTGAAACTTCTTGGTAGCCATCTCGACTCCTTTCTTCTTATTACTATTATACAGCATCAAAGCATAAATGTCAAGTAGCCCGCATCAAAGATCGTTCAGGATTTTCCGTGTGCCGATGATCTATCAAATAAGAAAGCCCCATCATCTCTGACGGGGCAAACTTATGGTCAATCTTTATTCAGTATGTAAGATACGGGTATAAGTTATCTCCCCGTAAAATTTTCCAAATTCAGATATTGACCTGTAAGAAGTCGTTTCACCGGGCCTGCCCACATGTATCATCACATCTTCTGAAATGTAAATGCCAATATGACCAGCTGAGTCGGCATTGTAGCCAAAGGCTACTAAGTCTCCAAGCTTAGGAATATCAACTTTTACTCCAGAGTTTTTTTGAGAGCTAGCTCCGTGATATAGTTCCACACCTAGACCTTCATAAAACCACTTCACCATGCCAGAACAGTCCCAGCCTCTTGTAGTGCTTCCGCCGAAGACATACCATGTCTTCCCTACTTGCGCTCCCAAAAGGCGAATTCGCTCTTCCATGGCTACCTTGTTTTTATAGGCATCTTCTCTGTGTTTCTTTAGAGCTACCTCAGCTATGATTCTTTGTCTTTCAGCCTCTTCTTCTGCCAGCATCTGAGTAATGTATTCTTCACTCATAAAGGGCAGGGGAGGCTCAATAGCTCCCGGCATTTTCCATGTGCTACTAATCGTTGTGTCTTTAGTTTCAATTGGTTCTTCTTCCACTACAACGGCAATTGCCCCAGTAGTGAGAGAAAGGGTGATACTTGTTGATATCAACCATCTCATTTGCGCCTACCTTTCCTGTGAGAGTAATTTCTCGGCGTTTATTGGTTTGGTTCTCCCAATCTTGTATTCAGTTATAAACGGCTTCCCGAAGAAAGCCGTGTCTATATTTTACCTCATTTGCGAGCGCCCCGCAACATTTTTCCGACTTTTCCGTGTCCAAATCCCGCTACTCCCCGCAAAAACACGGGGAAGTAGGGGAATTTAGCTTTTGTTTCGGGATTGGGCGTGTCTCAGTAGATTTGGGTTACAGCGTTACTGCGCTTTAGCCCCTCTACTAGTTCAGCTAATCTCTGAATATTGGCTTCACTAATGGTTAGGGTTTCTCCATCTTCGTCCATACCACCAGTAAATACAACATCACCGCAAATAATGTCTGTGCCAAGGCCAAACCTGACCTCCCAGATAACTGTGGCAATTTTGTTTTCTTCCAAGCCAAGTAGCTTTCCTTCTTCGTTCACCCACATAGTGAAGTCATCTTCCAGCTCTATAACCTGAACATAACCACCAACGGCGTTCTGTAAGCTCTTCAGCTCTTGCTCTGATACTGACAAGTCCAAACGCTCTAGCGTTCCATCTGTCTTGATTACTACACCTAGCTTTGTCATTTCTGTCCTTTCATCTGTTTGTTTGTGTTGAGCAGTTTTGCGACTTATTTTGCTCAGGTCTGTTAGGCCTACTGATTAGTTCGGCTCCTAATACAATTATACCACACAACGGCAAAAAAGTCAAGCTCCCTTGCGCTCTCTGAATCGCGCGTTGGCTAGCTTTGAGCAATCGTGGCAAACAATCGAGTTCTTACCACGCAAGCGATACTGACCAATGTGCCCGCGCTGGCAGGTGCGCTGAGCAAGTGGCTTCTTTTGTAGACTTAGGGCGGGAGAGTATGTGCCACCGCGCTCTTTGAATCGCGCGTTGGCTAGCTTTGAGCAAGGGTAGCAAGCTAATGTCCTGACACCGCGTTTACGGTATTGCCCAATGTGTCCGCGCTTACAGACGCGCTCTGTAAGTGGTGTTGGGTTTAGGTTTGGTTTCCTTGCCATAATGTTCAGCTCCCTTGTTTGGTTGATAATACTATTATACCACATACCTACGACAAAAGCAAATTTAGTTTTTGCGAGCGCCTCGTGCCCAGGCCCCAGGCGAAACTTTTTTCTAAGTTTTCCGTGTAGACCCTGAGTCAAAAAAATCCTCGCCCTTGCGAGCGAGAACTTTTTGTTTTTGTTTTAGAACAGAACCTCGTCCAAGTCGCCACCCCAGATTTGAACGGCGTAGTAAATCTCGCCTAGTGTTAGTCTGCCAGCTTGGTAAGCCTTCACTAGCTCAATGATTTCTTCTTTAGTCATTTGATTTCCTTTCGTTATGTATCTATTATACCACGACCCACCGACATTTCTGATTGCCACACAAAAACAAAACCCCGCTTTTTCGGCAGGGCTTTGTGTTTGGCTTGTGTCTACTTGTTTAGGCTCTTGTGAGTGTAGATTTTTGTAGTTATGTATTTGGCGTAGCCAGAGCCATCTTTTTTGTAAGTAGCACCTTCAACAGCACCGCAAGGGCAACCACCATCTAGTTTGTGGCTAATGCTTAGCTCAATCGGTGATGAGCCTTCTTCAATCTTGTTGATTACTGTCATTTTGTGTTTTCCTTTCGTTATGTATCTAGTATACCACACACCTCTGACATATGTCAAGTCTATTTCTATTCGGCGTGTCTTCTAGCGCCACCCACCGACATTTCTGAACTTCCCTCAACTTCCCAATAAGCCTTATTGAAAAGTTGAAGATCGGGCGGATAATCTACACGGAAAATCCTGAAAAAAGCGGGCAAAAGAAATCCCCGCCAAGAGAAAGGAATTATCTTAGCGGGGTTGTTGCGTAGAGAAAGGAATTATCTACGCAAGTCTGTATATTCTTTCTGGAAATCTGACGGGGATAGTTTATCAAAGTTCTCCATCAAATTAGCGGTGTCCCGTATTAGCTCATAAACTTCTAGACTTAGGGCTTCGGCAATAGTTCCCAGTAGTTCGCTGGATACATTATTCAAGCCACGCTCTACTTCCGAAAGATAGCCCAAAGAAATATAAGGGCAGGCTTCACGCATATCACGCATAGTTTTATTCTGCTCTAATCTTCTTAGCCTAATCGTGTGTCCTAGCGCAACCTTGAAATCCATTAGCCAACTTCCTTATTGTTTCCGTATGCTTCTAATAGTTCTTTAGCATACTCTATCGCTTCGTTCAAGTCAAACAAAGGCTCTGAGAAATAGTCGGTGTCCTTAGTATCCCAAACCTCAAACCAAGAATTGTTTACCCAGCAAAATACTTCTTCGCCCTTGTCTGTCCACTCCGCAAGCTGACTATCCAAGTAGATACCAAAATCTCTTAGCTGGTCGGTGTAGCGAATAACTTCGGTATGCTCATCTCCAACTTCCTTCTTAGCGTGAATACGCATCTCGCCATTACGCACAACAAAGAACCTATTGCCTTCTTCTTCCCAAACAGTTTCGGCACTAGGACTATTGACATAAAAAGACGCATCTAAAATCTGGTCTTGTGTAATGCTCACTCTTTTCATTTATTCCAACACGCCCTCTCTAAAATTAGAATTGAACTGCTGAAGAATAGTTGCGAGCGCATCTTCTTTATTTGTAAAGTCGTTTCGCAACTCCTCATCATCTTCGTAGCTGACCCAGTTGTTGCTGTCCTTGTCCCAAATAACTTCGGTGTCAAACTTAGCATCAAGGGTTTCCGCATCAACTTCCCAAGTCCCAGATGCTTCGTTCCAAACTACGACAAAGTGATACTGAAGATTTTTCTGAATTGTTGCCATTTTACTTTTTCCTTTCATCATTTGTGTTGCTTATTTATTATAACATACTTCTTCGTAAAAATCAAATCGTGTTGCGGAGATTTTTCTCAAACTTCCGTGTGGCGGGGGTGAGCCTTTTTTCAACTTGCTCAGGTTGTTATTCCTGTATACCTCACCAATAGAGGTGTTTAGGAAAATCTGTGAGCCTTTTAGCCACTTGCTCAGGTGAGGCTACCAAATTTTTGGATAAATCCAATTTTTGGTTTTTGCCAAGTTTTACTAAACTACTTTAGGTTGAGTGTCGCAACCTCGGTGAACTTCACGAGAGCTTGGTAAGCCTCTGGAAAAGCTAGCTGGAAAGTTTCCCAGTCTGTAATTGACCTACGCTCGCTAAGAACTATCTCGGCGATAGCCTTACCTGTGCTTGGGTCAAAAATCTCGGTAGCAACCTTGCCAGTTGTTGCCAAGACTTCGTTTCTAATCTGACCTTCACGCTTGGTTAGGTCTGCCTTTTGGCTACGAACTTCTGCTAGCTCGGTGATTAGTGTTGCTACCTCTACTGCTACTAGGGTCTGTGTCATTTGGTTTCCTTTCGTTGGGTTGGTGTTGCTTTGTTGCTATGTATCTATTATACCACACACCTAGGACATTTGTCAAATCCAAATATCCTAGGCGTGTCGTGGCTTAGGAGATAAAGTCGCTATCTACGCTAACCCCAGAAACATATTTCTCAACGGCTTTCAATACTCTTTCGGATTGCTTTTCACCAAGCTGGCTAGTTAGTAAGCTGTTCAAGAAGGCGTAGGCTTCAACGGTAGCTTCTACAACATCTTTATCTAGCTCTGAGCTTAGTCTGTGAGCTTTTAGGGCTTCTAGTGCTTTGTCTATGTTTTGGTATTTCATAGTTTTCCTTTCGTTGGTTGCTTCTTTGTTGCTAGTTATAGTATACCATAACCAACTGACATTTGTCAAATCGTGTCCTAAACACGCTCAACTTCTATTTGATAGCGAACAGGGATTAGGTCTAGCCCCAAGTAGCCTCTAACTTCTTCTAGGGCTTTATCGTGAGCTTCTGTATCGTCGTCAGCTTCAACTGTTGTGCTAACTATTACTCTGTCTGTTATAAAACTAACATTGAAAAATTTCTCTGTCATTTGTTTTCCTTTCGTTGTAATTCAATTATACCATAACCCTACGACATTTGTCAAATCCAACACGGCAAGCTTTTTTCCACTTTTTCCGTGTGAACCTTCACCGCAAAAAACAAATCTCCGAAATTTTTTAGGCTACCTCAACAGCTTCCGTTGTTCCATCAAGATATTCAAACTGGTCTATGTCCCCATAGTCCCCGTCTGGTAATTCAAATATCTCTGGCTCAATACCATCAAAAACAATTTTGTAAAGAGTCAAGGCGTGTTCAAGGCTATCCGCTTCTACTTCGTATCTTTCTGTATTTGTAATTATGTATTTACTCATCCGTTTCCTCCTGTAAAAAGATAACTTCAATTTTTACAATTCGCTCGCCCCAGCCGTCTACTTCGGCATAGTGTCCCACTACTGGATAGTATCCGTCGCCCACGCCAGTCCTAAACACCACGCCTTGTCCGTCGTGTCCCTTGTCGTAATTTAGCGAACCGCCCTGTAATAAACCCCGTGCCGTTGAGCAAGCGCCCGCCCAAGAGTAGTGTCCGTCGCCCGCATCACCCATTTCATTATCAACCCAGTTGCGGGCGTAGCTAGGGTCTGTGATTAGCAACATACCCGCATCAACTCCAACATAACCGATAACCCGTTCCGTTGTATTCACTTGCTTCTCTACCGCATATGTCATTAGCTAGCCTTCCTGTTAGCAAATTCTTTTACAGACTTTATTTTGTATTCGGTATCCAATTTCCAAAACTCTAAGCAACTTTCACAAACTTGAAATTCCTCGCCGTTGGTAAATTGTATATCGTGCGTGCCGTCATCAAAACAACCCGTCATCTCACAAAGAAACATTTTGTTTTCCATACCGCTACCTTCCCTTTCTATAATTCTATTATAGCATACTTTAGATTATTTGTCAAGCCTGTATTTGCTTGCCAATAAATCTTGACGCACTAAAAGTAAAGTCCAAAGAACTAGACGCGTAGACATTTTCATTTTCTACACACTCCGCGAGAACCGCAACTCTCGCGAGCGCAATAGCTAGCGTTGGAAAGTATTCTGTCCACTCGTTCACCATATAGTCGTTCCAATAAACGGCGTAAACTTTCTCGCCCTTGTTGGAAACAAACTCACTAATCTCTACGCCACACTCTCCGAACAAGTCAAAGCTAATTGTGTCTGTGTTTTCTGTAATTGTCTTAGCCATTAGTATTCCCCTTCCCCTTCGTCGTCTACCCACTCGCTTAGGTGATGTTGTTCAATCATTGCCCAAACTGGAGCGTAGTTGTCGCCCTTGTAAGATACGCCTTCAGGCAACAATACTTTAGCGTTCCAGTCCCCAACACAAGCTAACTCGATAGAGTCAATACAAGGGTCTACCATCTCTAGCGGAACTGGAGGATAGTGATTACCTTGTAAGTGCCAAGCTAGTTGGTCTCGCAAGCTTAGCTCGCTCTCAACAATTTCTGATGATGTTTTGTGTCCCATTTGTGTCCTTTCGTTGTTGTTGTTATTCTATTATACCACACTCTAAGATAAAAATCAAATCCTGTTGTAAGAGCGTGTCGCGCTCGCGGAAGACTTTTCTATTTTTTCCGTGTGAAATTTTTCTGCAAAAAGAAACCCCGCATTTCTGCGGGGCTTCTCCCTGTTATTCCTGTATGCCTCACCAATAGAGGCGTGTAGGAAACTTGGTCTAGTAGCCAGCTTTAGTAAGTATCGCTAGAGCTTCCTCAATCTGTTCTGGCGTTAGAGCTTCAATCGCATCTTCGTTGATTAGCTCTGGAGAATTGAATTCTTCCATTGTGTTCCTTTCTTGTTGTAATACTATTATACCACACACTTAGGGGAAAGTCAAATCGCAATCCCCTAAGCGTGTCGCACCTTATAGAGCCTTATACAAATCGTATTCGTCTGTATTGTCCCAATCTATTTGTCCATCTTCGTCAAGAGTTGCCCCAGCAATTTTGTAGTCGTTGCTAGTTATTTCTCGGTAGCTATCGGAAAGTATCTCTCCATCTTCTATGATAGCTTTTCCGAAGAAAGCCATACCTTCTTCCGCATACTGATAAACAATTCTTACATCATAGACTTCAGAAAGTTTTCTAAAGAACTCTAAAGCTGGACTCCACGCAGTAGAAGAACCAATTCCGAAACTAAACTTTCCATTACCAATATCTGTAATCTCGGTAATTGAAACTTCATCTTGACCTAAGTCCCACTTAGTTCCCCAGTTGCCAACTCGCCAGTCATACCAGTTATCAAAAACTCCATCAGAGCCTTTAGACCACTCCGCAACTTTTTGTTCAATAGGCTTAGTCTTATCTTCTTCTACACCAATAAAGTTTGGTGTTGGGAAAAAGTTATCAAAAGAAAAAGTATTAGCCTTTTCCTCAAACTTTTCGTAGTTCATAATTTCAGAGTTCCAGTCGCTTCCAATCTTGAAAGTTCCTTCAGAACCCTTTGACACTATTTTTTCTAGGGTATCTTTGTCCCCAATAATGTCTACATCTAAATCACACCAATTTGGCATCTGTTCCCTTTCTTTGTTAGTTGTTTTACTACTTTTCTATTATACCATAGTTTTTAGTAAAAGTCAAGCTCTGTCGTCATACTGTTCGCCAGAATATTCTTCCCACTCTTCTATGGTCATAATGCCCTTATATTCTCGGCAACCATAGCAAGCGATAGTTTCGGTATCTTCATAGACTTGTCCACAAAAAACACAAATCTTCCAGTCCTTCGGCGTTGGCAATAATGTTTTACTCATTTATCTATCCTCATCTTCGTAGTTAGTTTCTCTGTAATCTTGCTCATCTTGGGAGGTTGAGCTGTTGGCAAAAACTTCTCCGCAAAACTCACACTCAATTTCGTAATTACCCCAGTCGTCAGTTGCGGTAATGTTTGCTTCGTTTACTTTTTCGCACTCTTCATTTTCACAAACAAATCTGTCATATGAAATTTCTACTGAATAAATACCAGACCCCATCATTGAGCCTGGAGGATAATTGCTTGACATTTTTTCCCTTTCTTTGTTGTTATTCTATTCTACCATAACCTACTGACATTTGTCAAGTCTAGTTTTTTCCGTGTTTTCCGTGTAGCTCTACAAAGTTTGAGTAAGCCTTTTTACAACTTGCTTAGGTTGTTGTTCACTTCAACTTTAGAGTCTTGCGACGCATTATTTGTGTGAACAAGCTTTTAGATTTCCCAAGCATCCCAGTCGCCAGTATATCCTTCTGCTTCTGTATCGTATCCGTCACTTGGGCCGTTAGTAATAATCTCATAACCCTTTTCATACGCTTCGTCTCTACTGTTCGCTTCTACTGACGCTGTATGGAACACCGTTTCGTATATCCTAACTTCCCAAGTCGACATTACCCGTCTCCTTCTGATACTCGATGTCTACTGCTACATCTACTCTTTCGCTATCCGATGCTTCATCTAGTCTGCTAAAGTCTTCGTCAGTCCAGCTTGCCGTATCGAATGTCAACAGCTTGCCGTATCCGTAGCTTCCGTCGTCTGCTACCCACAGAACCTTGCCCGTTGTGTCTACCATTACACCGTCTCCTTCTCGTTTTCGTTTTTGCGCTTACGGGTTCGCCAACCGCTCTCCGTCACATCAATCTCGAAGTCCCACACCTTGCCAAGGGCAACCGCTACATCATCCGATATATCAGTCCACTCCTCGCTCTCGTGGAACAGCTTGCCGAAGTTGGGATACTCGGCGTAGTCATCGTCTCCCGTATAGTCTCCGAGAACTACTACTCGGTCTCCAACCCATCTACCCGATAGGTCATCGAACTCATCCCAGTCCCCGCCACCGCGAGATGGAGATGTCATAAGCAAAAGATACAAAGCATCTCCCATAGAACCTTCAACACCCGTTTGCTCATACTGCTTAGCACCCAAGCCGAGATTGTAAGAAACTACTTGCTCTTTTTTATCTAGGTTTACTAGTTTGTGATACTGTCCCATTTTTGTGTCCTTTCGTCGTTATGTTCTATTATACCATACGCACCAGACATTTGTCAAATCGGCACGCCGTAAGATTTGGTTCTGACGGGGAGAAGAATAGAAGTAAGACTCCCCGCCAGAAGTTTTATACGCTAACCGCCATCAAGGCTTTAGTGGCTGACTGACCAATCGCCAGCGTAGCTTTGGTTGGGTCGTCGGCATCAACGGAAACTATTTCTCCATTGTTCTGAACTAGGTCTCTGATGTAGTAATCGTGAGAACTAAAGTTCAACCAAAGAACCCCGACGCCATTACGCTTGCAGTCGGCAATAGCTTTTTTGGTTGCTTCTATCTGACGAGTCTTATACTGACCATCAGAAACAATTACCAATAGCCTTGCCCCAGTTCCGTAAAGAAGATTGAGCGAACCATCAATCGCCGCAAACGCATCTTCAAAGTTTTCGGTATTGTCTGGCGCAGAATATATATTTACTTCACGCAAGCGCTGTCCCGGCTTTAGGGTCGGGAATACTCCAGAGCCGTAATAAACCATAGCTGACTTACCTTGAACTCTATTGGTAGCTTCTGACATTACCCAAGCTGAAATAGCCATTGGTTCCATAGCTGACCTCATAGAACCACTTATGTCCACCAACACACCAACAGTTAGAGTTGGGTCGTCTGTGTGCTTGCGAACCTTACGCTTCCAAGCTTCTGATTGTTGCATAACTCCCTTAGCTCGAAGAGCCGCGCCTTGAACTAAAGCATTAGTTCTAAGTCTGCCCGGAGGTGTGATGCTTTTCACAACAGTCTCGGAACGCTCACGATACTTTGCCTTGTCTAACATCTGACCAATCTTGACAGCTGCAGCTCTCTCTTGTGCTGTGGGCGCTCGCTTGCTAATTAGTTGTGAGCGTGAACCAGTGCTACCAATATCTTCTCCAGAGACTTTGAATACTTCTTTAGCAACAGCTTCATTCTTTTTCTTCTGCTGAGACTTTTGACTTTTGGTAGAAACAATTTCTTTCCACTCTTCTGCTGTCTGCTGTTCTGAAACTTCTTCGTTCACTTCAATCGAGCTACTCTCTGATGCTTCTTGCATAGACTCGATAAGCTTTCCAATAACTCCAGACTCTTTAGAGTCTCCAGAGTCTCCAGATTTTCCAGCTTCCCCTGCTTCGCCAGCTTCGCCAGACTCTCCAGCTTCTTCTGACTCATCGTTACCAGAAATCTTTGACAATAGCTCAACAAACTTCTTAGCAAGCTCTTGTAGCTTTGTTGAGTTGCTGTGGTCTAGGTGTGATTGGAACTCAATCCAAACTTGGCGTAGCTCTTCTAACAGCTCTTCACCAATCTGACCAACAATAACATCCCTAACATTTTCAACATCATCAGCTTCCAAAACTCCTGCATCAACACGAGCTAGAACTAAGCAACAGGAAGAACCAATGGCTTGTGCTGTTGTTATCTTGTCGAGAGTAGAGTTCATATCTGCGAGCGCCAACTCTAAAGCTGACGAGCGTAAAAAGATTTGATTCTGTGGAGTTGTTTTTACTCCAATAGATTCGATGCGAGACTCTTCTAGCATCACTAAGAACTTATACTCAACTGGCTTCAAAGCTTTGAAAGCTTCTTCTAGATTCCAACGAGAGTATCTGGCGTGTAGTGCTTCGTGGAAGATTGCGCCAGTAGCTTTTGGAAACTCATACTGATTCTTGCGAATACTTAGGTCGCCAACTTCTTCTGGCTTGACCATAGTTCCGAAAGCAACATCAGTATTGATTTCAATCTCGGCACTAGCAGGATTGAATAGTGCAGGTGCAGGTGCAGACTCGTGTGGCCCAGCTAGAACAATTAGGTCTCCACGATTTGCCCACAGGTTAGCTATGTTTGCAATTTGTGAACCAGCTCGCAACCATTCTGGCGAACTTACTTTTCTCAATTCTTTATTTCCAAAATGCAATTTGTGCCCTTTCTATTCTTATTACTATTCTATCATAGTTGATTACAAAAGTCAAGTCTGTTAGGTGGGGGGTGTCTAAACAAGGCGTATAAGACACCCCCCGGCGTGGCCACTATGCCACGCTTTGGGACAGGAGAAAGGGGGGGAATATCCTGTCCCAAGCTTTGCTATATCTTAGCTGGTCTAAACTCTTCACCATAGACTCTTGTGAATACATCTGACACAACTGGTCTATCTTCTTCTGGTGCGCTCGCAAGCAAGTTATCAACTGCAAACTTGGTTCCAAAATCTTCTTGCAAAGCTTTGAAGTTTAGCAACTCACGCATCTGCGGCGCCCAAGAAACTTCACCACTAGATTGTTTCTTAGACAAGTTCTGCGCGGCAGTCACAGCTGTAATTGGAACGCCCAACTTCTTAGCGAGCGCCCAGTCAGTCGAGACTTCAACGTGAATTGCGAATCTAGAGAGCAACGCTTCTGATAAGCGAACTCCCGGTGCGTTTGGGTTGGTGGCTGCGATTACATAGAACCCTTGTTTTGCTTTTACAGTTCCCCGCTCTGGGTTAGCTGTAACAGTATACTCACGCCTACCATCCATCAAGCCATAAACGATTGAAAGAACTTTAGGGTCAATCAAACCAATTTCGTCAATCAGTAAAGGCTTACCCTCTTCTGCTGAACGAACCAGCGGCCCATCAATCCAATCGAATCCACCACTTGGAGTCTGAACATATCCACCAACCAAGTCTGAAACTTCGGTGTCGCCAGAACCAAGGACTGTGTTTAGCTCTTCTGCAAATGCAGCTTCTGCCATCGCAGTCTTACCAGTTCCCGGTGCGCCATAGAGTAGAACATACTGATTAGCTACACGAGCTTTTTTGAGAACTTCAACATCGTCGTGTTCGCCCCACTTGCGTGTGTAATACTTATCGCCATTAGGTCGAACATAGTGAGTCTCGCCTGCAAGTGCTTCTGTATTTACAACTACCACTTTTCTAGGCTTACCCTCTCCATCTCTAGAACGCATAACAAGCTTACCTGCTGGCGTATAGAACTTTTCTATTTCTGATTCAGTTGTCCCAACAGCGCCATCTTGATGCCATCCTTGACTAAGGACTGCTTCTATTGCTCTTGGCAATTCTGGATGTAGCCTTACCTGCTTCTGAATGTTTTCTAAACTCATTTTATCCCTCTTTCATTTAGTTGAGTTATTTATAATACTGTTGTTGCTGGTGTTTCGTTGTAATAGTTCTTGCTATATCCAAGTTCGATTCGTGCCTTATCAATTCGGCGAATCAAAGCTGGTGGAGTTTTGCCATCGTGAACTTTCATAGCATCCTCTTCACTAACTTCTACTGCTAAAGGTCTGCTATTTACTTTCCAACCTTGGTGGAATAGCTGACTCATAACAGAGTTTAGAGAGTTATAAAACATAGTTTCTACTGCATCTTGCCTAGACAAGGAACCTATGGTCTTGCGTAAATCTGATGCGCCATGGCCCCAAGTCTTTGCAATTTTCCATTGCTTGCGTGGTGAGATTTCTGACACTTGCCTTTTTAGAGCTACTGGCAATTTGCGCTCGCCATCTCTTGGGTCTTTGTAACCCGGCACAAAGATAATTTGGTATGCGCTGTTTGCTTTTTGCAACTCGATGTAGAGCGCCTTGCCTACTGGAGTTCTATTCTTTTCCATTTTCCCTCTTTCATTGTTATGTATCTATTTTACCAGTTCTGTTTCAATTTGTCAAATCCATTTTGACCAGCGTGTCGGGGGACTTGCGCCCCCCGCACGCCAGAGCTTAGAAGTGGAAGTCCACTGGAACTAAGAACCAATCGTTCTCAGTCTCAAGGCTTTTTCTAAGGTGTTCTGTGTTGGTGCTGTCGTGGTTCAAGTCGAAGAAGTAAGAATTGCAATCCCACTCGCCTTGCAACATATCAATCATCTTCTTCAAGGGATACAGTTCAAAGTCATACTGCATTTCCCCAGTGTAGCTGTCGAGCTTTGTTTCTAGGTCAACACCCTTTTCCACTAAGCTCTTGCGATAGCTATTGAATTCTTCAACACGATTTGAAATTGCTTTTTCAATCAGCTCGTTGAACTTTTCAACATCTTCCGCATAACTAACAATATGGTTAGGTGAACTTGCGTAAGGGTTTCCCTCAACAAATCTTCCACCACCAACTACGAACCAGTCATACCAAGTGCCAGTTGGGCTTTCGTCGCGACCCAACCAGTTCTGGAGAGTGTCTTCTACTCTACGCATTGCTTCGTCGCTATCTTCTGCTTTTACTGCAATGTACTGTAATACGTGCATGTTCCCTCTTTCTTTTCGTATGTATCTATTATAGCATAGTTCTATTTGAAAGTCAAATTATATCTATTGGCGCAAGTCGCACACCAATACTCTGCGCCTTCTTGAGAGTCCAAGTTCCAAAAAGTCATAGTTTCTGGTTCACCATAGTCTCCGCAGTCTCCGCAAACAATGAGCCGGGGATTGAATTCCCCAGACTCGTTGTAGCGTTCACCGAACTTCCACCCAGCGTTAGTCAATTCTTGCATCTACCCAACACTCGTATCCTTGGCCACGCAAGTATTGCGCCATACGATTTGCGATAAAGCGATTGCGCTCATAACTTTGGCCAGCGTCAGCAAAACCATATCGCTCGAAAGTGTAAATGCCAACGCCCTTAGCTCTGCCAATCGACCACCACTTGGAACCCAGCTTTTCTCCCATTGGGCGCTCTTGCACTAACCACTTAGCAAACCCAGTGCGACCACTCACAAGAACAACAGTGGCAAAACCAGAAACGCCACCTTCGACAAACCAAGTTTTCTGGTTTGGGTCAACATCAGTGCCAAGTGGTGTGCTTGGCGAACCAACGATGATTGGGGTTGGAGCTGGGCACTCAGCGAGCGCTTCGTGTGAAACGCTTTTCAGCGCGTCAAATAATTCTTGATACTCAGCGTGTTTGCTGTTTGATTTAGTTTTCATAACTCCCTTTCGTTATTACTATTATACCACACCCTACTGACAAAGTCAAATCTTGGTTTTGGGCGTGTCGCGCATGCGGGCTAAGTAGCAAACGGTGCAAAAGTAATATCTACCTACTGGCCATAGCTGTTGCTTTTCCCTAGAGTTCCCGCAGTTATCGCAATCTTTGTTCATAGCGTCCTTTTGTTTTTACTATTATAACGCACTGGAGTGACAAAGTCAAATCAAGAACTGGGCGTGTCAAACCTTAGGGGGGAGTCGTAGTCTCGATAGCCCCCGCCATACAAGCCAAAAGTCATATGCTCTGAGTTATCTAATTCAAACTTAGTAAGTTCTGGGTAATCCTTTTGATACCAAATTGGGCTGTTCAAGGCGTAAGTGTTTACCTTATTTTGAAGTTTAGCTAGGCTAATGTCAAAAGGATATTTTTTATCTTTAGTAAGTTTTTGAGCTTCTATAAGAATATCTTTACCGCGCTGGGTTAGATACAAAATAGCGTGAGCTGCAAGCATTCCAGAGACTTTCCATAGCTCGGGGGAGACTCTCTCCCTAACGTGCTCGTACCCGTGTATTCCTAGATAAACAATGTCAGCGTCATCTGGAACTTCAATTTCGTTTCTATAATTATGAGGAACACAATCGTCTTCTAAGATAAGCAATTGTTCAGCTGAAGAAGACTCCAAAGCTTTTATGTGTGAGTCTGCTATAACGTCGTATTTTTGGTGGGGGCCAGAAAGAATTGCTTCAACTCTTGAAAATCTTAGTCCGTAGTGGCTAAGCATATTTACCATTGACTGGTTTCGGTTTACAGCTTCTGGAAGATTTATGTAAACAATCTCTAAATCTTCAAGTTTTATCCTCAAAAGACTTTTCCTAGTTTTCCGTGTAAGGTTCTCCAAGAATTGGAACTAGGCAACCTACGCAGAGTAAGAAGACCGTATCTTCGTCTAGAACAACCGCGCAAGGGAAGAACCCCCCTGAACCGTTGAACGCAACAAGTTCGCTGCAGTAGTCGCAGTGTTCATCGTCTTCTAGCTCTATCAGACCAGCTAGCTGAGCTAACTCGGAGTCGTGAGTGGTGCGCATTACGTGGATTTCTATGTGCTTCATGGTTATAGCATAAGGCATCCGTTACAGCGTTATTTTACTAAACCCCACCTGTTGCTAGCTCTCCACTGACTTGGCGAGTGGTTCTCTTCGACTTCCCGTTTCTGCTCTGGGCTATCGTACAAGCGGACTATGTGCACGCATGGGTCACCCGTTTCGAACTCCGTTGACTCGAGCTCTGATAATGGCAGGCCGTCGTGTGTCTCACATACTGGCGGGCCGTTCCACCCTTTACTGTGTCCGTAGGCTAGCCACGTCTCGAAGTTTAAGTCCAGTTCTTCCATGCCGTTATCCGTCCGTCCAGTAATTTGTTCTATGCTACAGCGCGTGCCGTCAATTGTCAAATCAACATTCTTCGTGTTTTTCCGTGTAAGGGCGGGCCGTTACCAAAACGTTATAAATCTAAATTTAACGTTGTTGAGAAGTGCTAGATCTATCCGCCCTGGGGGCAACTTCTAAATAAGCTTATTGAGAAGTGCTAAATCTATCACTCCCCCCTTAGTAGCGGTAAGCTAGGAACTAAGACACAAATTGTATCTATTAGTGATTGGGCCTGACGATGGAACGAATTCCAATGATAGTTAAAAACCTTTTTCCAAAGGATGAATACGATGCTTTATACGAGCACTTGTTTAATCTAGAAAAGGGGGCTGACTGGGATGACGAAGAGTCTGGAAGCTTCTTTTTTGCTGACCCAGATCTTGGAAGGTATATCTATTCTGACAAGATGGTAGAAGAGCATGGAGAAAAACTAGTCCCACTAGCAAGAGATATTTTTAAGAGCGATACATTGCTGATGTCTTACTCCTTGTTCTCTCACTATGAGGGACCTAAAGCAAACTTACATAAGCATACTGACAGCAATGCTTGCACATATACCCTAGACATGTGTCTATACCAAACTGAACCTTGGGATCTTTATGTAGAAGACAAGGCATACAGACTTTATCCAAATGAAGGTTTGGCATTTCTAGGAGAAGAACAGGAACACTGGAGAGAAGCATATCCAAACCCTGATGTCCAAAAAGTGGGAATGATGTTCTTTCACTTTGTTGAACCTGATCACTGGTTCTTTGAAGAAAATCCAGATAAGCTAAAAAAGGGAATGGAAAGATGGGACCTCAACTAACTACCAACAGTAAATAAACCCGTTTCCTTGGCAAGCCGTTGAAGGCTGTTGAAATCTGGTACCCCGTCTGCAGGAACGTATCCGATGCTCCGTTGGAACTTAGCGTAAGCGCTACGAGTCTTACCGTCGAAGTGACCTCGCGGAAGTCGACGTACATCCGTTACAACAGACAGTGCTAGCTGTACATGCTGGACATTGGGATGCTTCATGTTGGGCAATACTTGAGCAGGCACAATCGTTGGAAGGGCGTCCGTTGATGTATTTTCCCCCCCGCTATGGCGTGCCGTTATTTTAAAGTTAAGACGCGCAAACCCTATTGTGTCCAGCTTGCTCCGTGAACGTTTATAAACCCCGTCATTTAATGAGCTCCCCCTAGGCAGGCCGTGACTTACCTGAGCTTCTATAGTAGAGAAAACACCATCCGTTACAAACCTCGAGACGTCCGTTACTATACCTACGTGAGGCGGACCGAAGTCCGTTACCGTAGACGTTTCAAAGAATGCTACATCTCCCCGTTTAGGAGTTAAATACAAACGTCCGTTACGTATGTAGTTACTTAAGGCTTGGGGGGTATATACAAACGCTGGTAGGGGCAAGCCGACTTCTCTAGCGCAGACGTCAATGAAGGCACCGTCCCACGGTAACCCCTTGCCGTTATAGCCAACGGTCTCCCCGAAATGATTTGTTCCGTCAGCGCGGGCCGTGTAACCTAAATAGTTTTCGGCGCTCGCAATAAAGCTATCCCTGAGGTTCGCTTCCTTTGTCATTTTCTCCCGCTAGGTTTTCTAGAGCTTGCAACAAGTTTACTGCTTCATTGGCGCGGGCCGTTACCCGTACATGCTCAATACGGGTAGAGCTCAGCATGATGTCAGAGTGTAGACGTCCTGAATGTTCTCTAGCTAGTTCTATGATATCACTCAGATTCAATTTTGTCAACTACTTCTTTTTCATCTTCGACAACTTCGGCGTCTACCGTTTGTTCTTGTATTGCTGCTGACTCTAGCACACTAGTTGCTAGCCGTTGGAGACGCTCCTGAATAACGGAGGCTGCAGGTCGGATGTCTATAGTAACATCTGAGTTAATGTCAAACCCTGCTCTAACTCCAGCGCGGTCAAGTATCTCCGTTGATGCTTTCAGACGTACAGGTTCGCTCTCAGCAGAATCCATTAATTGTTCTAGAACGTCAACCGCTGCAGGAGCTGCTTGGGTCAAACGGTCGCGAGCGCGTTCTACGCTATCCGTTGGCTTATTGCGGAGGGAACCTAAATGAACGCGACACAGGCCATCATCTTGTGGACGTCCTCCAGTCCAAAGCTGGCATCGGATGCCGTCGTCCTTAATTGCCTTACAGCGGTGGGGTAGGGGGGAAGGCTTACGTCCAAGTTTCAGACCTTCGTTTTGTTCCTTCATCCAAACGCGGGTAGCTCCCAACACCCACGGTGGAACCATTGCGTCCGCTGCTTCCTCAGCAAGGAGGTCGAAGCCCGTTAGGTAATCTGAGTTTTTGTTTTGGGCGTCTTCAAGTATTATAGCTTTTTCAGCTAGAGAAAGTAAACGTTGCTGACTCTGCATTTCTTTTGAAAGGGCTTGGATGAGTCCCGTTGGAACTCCGTTAACCGCGTAAACAGGAATCCAGTTGAGGCGGGCACGTCTAAGGGCTTGCCGATTTTCAAACGTATCTTCGCAGATGCCCTTATCGGTTTCTTCAATACCGTAAGCGGAAAGGTCTGGACGTATGTCGGTGGGGGTGTCAATTTGGATTTCGGGTATTAAGGCTTTTTCTCCAAAGGCGGAGGAGAGGTCTAAGTCTGACATTCTTATTTCTGTCTTTCTATAATAATTTAGAAGTTAGGGAGACGGGCCGACATTGGGGAGAGTCTAGTCGACCCGTCTCGTTTACACGAAGTGTGGGTGATTTAAACGTTCGTCTCTCCCTAACGCCAACGCACTTCGCTGCTTAGTTCGCTCTTACTTCTCGGTTGAGGTAGTAACAGTCTTAGGCGTCGAGATTGACGTAAGAACTGAGATACCTGCTGCTGCGAGTGAGGCAAGGACGGACTGTGCAATGTCGACGTTAAGTACGCCAACTGCATCCGTTCCTACCAACGCAAGTAGGGTTTGAGCGAAAGTCTTGACTGCTCTTTCGAGAGCGCCAATCCAGAATTCTTTGGTAAGTAACATTGTTATCTCCTAAGTTAGAAAGGTTACGATAACAGTATGCCGAACGAAAAACAGCGCGTGGAGAGAGACGGAGGCACTTTCCCTATTTAGAAACGGAAAAACTCCCCAGTAAATACTAGGGTTGTAGGTCTTTTCTAATCTTCTCTAAAACTGATTCGGGAAAGTTCTTAAACCCACCTCTGGTGATACCCGGCATCTTGCCTTTTTGGTTATTATGCTTTCGCCATTTCTTCATAAACTCTTTAACTTTTAGAGCATGAGCCACGCTAACTTTACGGTCATCACCAAACTGTAAGAGGGTAATAACCCGCCACTGATACATGGTGTGAACAGACACCCCAATCAGGGGAGCCACTTCTTTGATGGTGCCTCTCTTAATTATATTTTCCCCCACTTAATCCTGAGCCAAACTCTCTCGTGAAAGTAGTAAAGAACAAAGTTCACAAAGTTAGAGACTAATGACAGAGACAGGGCAAACTCTAAATTGCCAGTCATAATTAGCCCAACCAAGAAGGTAACTAAAACTGCCACCACCCTCCAAGTTACAGACTTAACTAAGGAACGCCTTTTACTAATCATTTACTTGAAGCACCTCGCGTTTAGGGTATGGCTGTCTTGCGTATCTAAGCTTGGCGTTAAGCTCACGGCGGCGCCACTTGTTGTTGGTATTGAAGTAGATGTATCTGTGCTTGCGGGGCCTTTCGTGGCGTTCGAGTCTATCCCCAAAATAAGCCTTTGCTCCATTAACTCCACCATACTCATCGAAAATGTGTCTTGAGTGACTTGCTGATTTTCCATCTAATTTCCATTCCACGTGTTTGTCTGACATCCCTGTATAAATCCAATTGGTCGCTTGGTAGACAACCCCAATATGACCTGCCCCAATTTCGGCATAGCTTACAACAATGTCCCTATCGTTTGGCAACATTCTCAAGCTTCGACCAATTAAGAAAGACTCTGTGTTTTTAGGAGTGCCATCTTTAATCCAAAGACGAGTCAGCTCCAAAACCTTAGAAGATTCATCTGGCCCACAGACTCCAACACATAAAGCATTAGAGGCTGGCTTTCCATAGATTATGCAACCAATCATTTCCTCACCATCGAAAAGACCATAGGCGAACATAGTTGATGCCCGTCGATGTAGGTAGTGATTTTCAACAACCATCTCAGTAGCAGATTTGCTGTCGATTTGTTTTATTGTATAATCCATCTCTAGCTATCTTTTTGGTGGCACTTGCAATTATCTCCTGTTGTCTCTTCTTTAGGTACAATCCATTTTCCATTTTTTTCACGCTCTAGTACAGGAACGTAACTATAGAACTTTACAGCTGGACCATGCTCGTAAGGCTTAAGTTGTCCTTTTCGAACAAACGACCAAAAGTAATCTATTAGTTTTCTCATCTCTCCTCCTATCTAATCTTATAAATTGTCGATTTGTGATGTAACACTTTAACGCTTGGGTTTATTAATACTTGGTAGCCAGCTTCTCTAGCTTTCATACACCAAGAATAGTCTTCTCCAACATTAGTATCAAACTCATGCTCAGGCCATCTGACTTTTTTAATCTCAAACCAAGGCCTAGAAATCTTCTCAAAGACTCCTTGCTTCATGGCAACAAATCCAAACCCAACACCCCAAGCTTCTACTGGCTCGTCCCACAAGATAAACTCTGACTCATTGACTTTCCTTGGCAAACCATTACCACTATCAAAAGCTACTGCCACAGTTCCATTTGGGTGAGTCTGATAAAGTCCTGAAATTATTTCCTTATCGCTTTCATAGATTTGTACAAAGTCTTCGACGTCCCAAGAGATGTCACTATCTATCCAAAAGATAACGCCATAGGTAAATTCGCCACTGCCTATTTCGTTAGTTTCATAGTTTTGAAAGTAAGTATCAGTAGCCGTTAGCTCTCTAGCCGATGGAACAAAGGAGGAACTTTTATTGAGCCATTTGTAAGTTAAGCCTTTTGAGTTAAGCCACTCTGTAGTTTGGACCAAGCTCTCAACATAAGCTGGCTCAAGGCTACTTCCCGGTGTAGCAATCAGAACGTCATAGTGTGGTTTCGTCATCTCCGTCCTCCCCCTCATTCTGTCTATTTTTGATGTTGTACTCAAACTCATCTACATCTTCTGAGCTTTTAGCCATCCACTGGGGAATCAAAGACATAGCCTCACGAGTAGTTAGTTCTAGCTCAATCTTTTCCCAATCTAATGGGTCTACAAGGCAAGTCTTAAGCAGGTTAAGAATCTTGGCTGTCTTCTCATCGTTAGGGGTCTTAGCGAAATCAATCATTGTAGCTAGAGGCAACTCACTCAAAGACACGACATTAATCTTGCCAAAGGTTGTTTTCAAAGCTACAAACTCAACTCCATCAAAAGAGTTATCAATCTGCTCTTTTATTAAATCGTCTTCCATTACGTCCTTTCTTAACGCTAGTGTCTATTATACAGGATTAAGCCTAAAAGTCAAGCTTATATCTGCTCTCGGCATGTCCTGCATAGTAGAGCCTCATAGCCAGTAGACCTGCTTTGAATAGAGCCCTCAGCTGAAATAGGTACAGGTGCTATTGGTCCCTCAGTCCCGCACCTATCGCACTTCATATCAACAACCCAATCAACCGTTGCACCAAGTTTCTGTGCCCCAGCGATTCCTCGAACCAAAGCATGAAGCCCACCCCCACCTTCAGTCTTTCTCATGAAGACTCTGGTGTTAGTGCTTTCAATAACCACTCTTGGGTTTTTACAAGGACAAGCTTGCTTCAAGGCATTACAAACATGGACGCCTCGACTGTCGATAAAGTTGTGGAATTTTAGTGAGTGACCACAGATACAAATACGTCCATCACGCTTTCCATATCTGTTTGCTTCGTCTAAAGCTGTCTTAGCTTCTTCCTCACTTATGTCCAAAAAATCAAATGGATTTGTCATTTTTATCTCCTTCATTCTGATATCTATACTTTAGCATACTCAACGTACCTAAGCAACCTAATAACTCTTCCGACTGAGAATCCGTTATATGGGAAAAAATAAAAAATATCGTTTTGACCAAATTCTCAGTACATTGAGTTATTAGGTACATTAGGTTTGTTTTACTATACTATTTTGGCCGCTACTATCATCAAAAAATTGCCCTACTTTTTTCATTTCTTGATAGTACCAACCACCTAGATACTATCACGAATCACACCTTTACAACACGTTTTCCATGATAGTACTTGACCCCTAAAAGTGAAATCCATTTCCTCTGGGATTCTCAGTACGTTAGGTTATTAGGTACGTTAGGTTTGAAAATAGCCATTTTTAGCCCTCTAATTTAATGTACGATTTTTAAGAGCTACCCATGCAAAAGCGTTACCAAACTTCATCTTAAGTCTATACAAAAATACCTTGCGACTTCTTTAAGTAGATGCTACATTGTAGATTAATCTACGGAAGGAAGCAGATGTTTTACGGTAGCCTAGAGCAAAGAGACGCTCTACTAAAGGTATGGACCACAGAAGAGATTTTGTCTAGGCGTGGCAATGGTCATAAATATGTCTATGTAGACCACCTGGGTGCTGTATGTCGCCAGACCAGCGGATACTACTCCGAGACCTGCGTTGAGTATGAAGACGAAGACAACTGGATTACCTATCGTTGCTTGTACTGTCATCGAGACGAAATTAATAAGCTTTGCGAGGCAACTACCACTTCTGGTAGACACTGCTTCAGGCACAAGGACCGTGGAGACTTTTGCTCCCAGCATTCTCGAGAAAGAGTTGGCCGCCTACCTGCATACTCTGTAGAGCAGTTAGATGAGTGGCTAGACGCTTGGCAAAAGGAAACTGTCCTTGAGTGGAAGCTAGACGTCCTCAAGAAGCTGGAGGCTATAGGGGATATTACTGTCGAAACGATGCGAGCTATGCTGGAAAAGCCTCAAGACTCCTATGTTTACTTTATCGAGTGCGACGGATATGTAAAAATTGGCAAGTCAGTTGACCCGAGTAGCCGATTCAAGACCCTCACTGCGGGTAGTGGTGGTGGCACTATCTTCCCTAATGGCATTAACCTTAAGAGAGCCAAGCTAATTGGCTACGTTCCTGGCACTGAAAAATTAGAGAGGCACTTCCATTTCTTACTACGTAAGCACCGTGTTGAAGGTGAATGGTTCCGTCTGGATTCAAAGGTGGCTAAGTTCATCGAAAGGACTTTTGGTGAAGGCGAGGGGACTATGAAGGGTACGCTAGAAGACTTATCTAAGAATATTGATGTTATTAAAGAGCTGTCTTTAAAAGAGCGTAAGGAAATGGTTTTAGACTCTGTTTGGAGTGTAACTAAGGACCTAGAAAACTTACGTGAAGAAGAGTCCTTAAAACAATAAACTTGCACAAAACCGTCAATGTATGACAATCAAATAAAAAGTTTTGCTATAAAATAGAACTATGAATTCGAATGATTACCAAGAAAACATCCAAGCAAATCTACGTAAGATTAAGCTTGCTACCCACGTAATCGCAGAAGCTCATGCAAACTTGCTACAACCGATTTTCCCAGAAGATAAGGCAGACCTCCTTCTCGCAACAGAAGACTTAGCTACTACAGCTTATGAGCTTATGGAAGATGTCCGCGCCTCCATCTGGGATACGTCCTTAAAAGGGCCTACTACAGAAAGCTAGACCAAATGCTACGCCCCAACAACAGGGGCGATGCGGGAGAGAATCGCCACAATTTCATAGAGAAAAACCCCTCAGCTAAGCCAAGGGGTATTTCAAGTACGCCTAATTCTAGCGACGCTTTCTTAGTGGCTCTGCCAAACCTGACAACAACCCAGAGTTTTCTTTTTGCTTCTTCTGCCTCAAAGCTTGGCCTACTGCCAAAAATACCAGCACAAAAAACTCAAGTAAAAGCAGGGCTAAAGCTCCAAAAAAGAAGCTACCCCAATCCAATACAAAGCTTATTTCCATTTTTCACCTCCGACCACTCCTTCCGTCTTTCTACCTATTCTACAGTAACATCCCCAAAAAAGCAAATCAACTAACTCAAAGGCATAAATTGTTAAACTCAAAACCACTAATACTAACTTTCCCAAAAGTTTTACTAGTTACTATACTAACGTTTTCGCCAAGTTTTCTGGCTTCCGATTACGCATATGCCAATAGCGCCGCCTGCGATACCTACCAAGTAAACGGTGGTGACCAAGCATTCTTAATGAACCTAAACACCCCACTTGAGTTTGGTGGCACAATCTACAATGGCAACATTTATGTAAGTCCAAAAGGCACAATGACCTTTGGTCAAGGAGACTTCACTTTCTGGGACTACCCACAAACCCCGTCAATCTCTATAGCTTCATGGGATTACCATGCTTTTCCAAACCAAACAACTCAGGGAGTTTGGAATCCTGGATGGGGAATCAATAACGACTTGTATGTTAGATATGGCTCAACAGCCACTTCCATTTGCGTTGACTGGAAAGTATTACCTTGGGGCCAGTCTTCTGGAAACCCTGTCTACATAAGAATGATTGCAGAAGTAAACCCAGTAAATTACACTTGGACCCCCACTTATCAAGTAAGTAATACTGCACCAGCAGGTGCTAGATATGGTGTTCGTTACACACAGGGAGGCCCAGTACAGCCTCTAACAATTCAAACAATTACAACTCCCCCAGAGCCAGAACCTACAGTTCCCCCAGCTCCAGAGCCTACCCCTACTCCGAGTCCAACTCCAACTCCTGAACCAACAGAGAGCCCAACACCACAACCGACAGAACAACCAACCCCTGAGCCAACTTCGGAGCCAGAGCCACAGCCAGAACCAACGATAACCCAGCAACCAGAGGAACCAGAGCCAACAATACTGCCAACCACAGAACCTGAGGAACCTCTTGAAGAACCTTCTCCATCTGAACCAACTCCCATCGAAGAAGAGCCTATCACTTTTGCTGAAGATTTGCCAGTAGAACTTTCACCAGAGGAGCTTATGGAGGTAGACCTAGCCCAAATTGATGGCACTGACTTAACACTCGAACAAGCAGAAGCCCTAATAGAAGTAGCCCTAGAGACCTTCGAGACAGCCGAGCAGGGCTCCCCAGAGTACGAGCAGGCTCTTGATGCCCTTTATCTAGCTTCCCAGCAGGACGACATAGTTCTAGATGAAGAGCTAGCAGCTATTCCACTTCTAGGTGACGCCTTGGCAGGAGCTATTGATTTAGTAAACGCTTTAGGTAACGCAGGTTCTGATATGAGCCCACAAGTACGTGAGACCTCAGAAGAAGTAGTAGTTGCCTCAGTAATTGTTGGACAAGTTGCAACCGTTGCCACAATGGCAGCTGGTTCAGCTCCAGCAGGAAGCGTAGCACCAACAGGTGGCTCAGGAGGAGGAGGAGCGCCAGTAGGTAACGAATCCAAATCTAAGCCAAAGACTCGTAAACAAGTAAAGACAAAAGCAAAGTCAAAAACAACAATAAAGAAACCACGTATCAAACTAAAAAGGAGCATCAAATGATTCATTTCCTAATCGCACTAGCTAAGGATTTAATTGAACAAGCATGGACTTTACTAGGTATGGCTATCGCCTACTTGGTACTTGAAGGTTCTGCACGTGACTTAACAGGGTCCCTAATCATCCTCACACTACTTGTTTGGATAGTTACTTTCCCTATGCGTTACGAGAAAGAAGAAGATTAACCATGTACGAGTACAGAGTTAAGCAAGTATTAAAAGTAGTTGATGGAGACACTATTGATGTTGACATTGACCTAGGATTTAGCATTTCCTACACTCAGAGAGTTAGGCTTGCGGGTATTGATACCCCAGAGTCTAGGACTACTGACAAGGTAGAAAAAGCCCTAGGACTAGAGTCTAAGAAACATTTAGCAGAGCTTCTAAAGTCAGCCAAGGAAATAGTAATTCGCACAGAAAAGCCAGACTCTACCGAAAAGTATGGTCGAATCCTTGGATGGCTTTTTATTGATGGAGCAACTGAATCCGTTAATGCTTCTCTAGTTTCTAGCGGTTACGCATGGGACTACTTAGGCGAAACTAAAGTTAAAGACTTTGAATTGTTAAAAAAGAAGCGTAAATAATAAGAACTTAGTTTTGGTTGTAAAATTGTTAGTAGGGAAAACCCTAAATTTTAAATCACAAACCAAGGAGAATCACAATGTCAACATGGATTAGGCCAGTAGATGGCGGCTCAATTTCAGATACTTTTGATGGACATAAGAACAGAGCAAAGCCAGCTCTAAACCCAGGCATTGACTACGCCGTCGGTACTGGCACACCAGTCAAAGCAGTTGCTGATGGAACTGTTATAGGCGTTACCAATACCTTTACTGGCTCTGGTGGAATGATGATCTTCCTAAGCTTTCCATCAGGTCACACAGCAGACTATCTACACCTTTCAAGAATTGATGTCCAGCCAGGACAGGCAGTAAAACAGGGTCAAGTACTTGGTCTCTCTGGTGGCTCAGGGCTGGGCTCAATGACTGGCTACGGCGCTCACTTGCACTTCTCATTCCGAGTCGGTGGCAAACCAACAATGGGTGCTGGCAACCTTGACTACGAAGCTTTCCGTGGCGCACCAACAAGTGTTGCACCTGCCCCTGCAAGTGTTGCACCTGCAAAGAAGTTGCCTAAAGGAGTTATGGCTTATCCAGGAAGATACCTACAAAAAGGTGAGCCTGCTGGACCAGCTGTTCTCTACCTACAAAACAAACTAGGCGTAAACCCTACTGGTCCATTCGGTCCAAAGACTCACGCTGCTGTTGTTGCTTTCCAAGCTTCAAAAGGTCTAACCGCAGATGGCATTGTCGGACCTAAAACTTGGGGACTACTGGGCTAATAAAAAGTACTTAACTTTACTTTTACTTTATAAATCAAGGGGGGCTTGTCGAAGACGGCACTATTGTTTCTAAAAATGGAAACAAGTTTCAACGCGCAAGGAGAAATAAATGTTAAAAAGGAGAAAAGTATGACATGGTATCCAAAAGTATCAGGAGTACAAGACAACGGATTTGGTGGCTCTCGTAACGGGCAATCAATAAATGGTGTAGTAATACACCACGTTGCAGGCACTAATGGATTATCTTATGTAGCCAACGCTAACACTAGAGATTCACACCCTACGTACCACATCGCCAGAAGTGGGGCTGTAACTGGAATTGTTAATCCCAGTCGCAGACCCCACTCAACTGGTGGAGCCCCAGACCCAAACGCTGTATCGTTTGAAATAGATAACTCATCTGTCGGTGGAGATTGGCCTATATCACCTGAATCACTTGAAGCTTTGATTGACGTGATTGTTTATCACGCAAGTCAGTCGCCTAGAGCTGGTAAGGGATTTGCTAGAAATCAACCATCCGTTGCACAGTCAGAGTTCTTTATTGCTTGGCACTCACAATACAAATCAACTGCTTGTCCCGGACCATTCATTATGTCCCAGCTTGACTACATAGTTGCTGAATGTAACAGACGAGCGTCTGGTGTTGCACCTTCTACACCAGTTACAATTCCAACTCCAACTCAAGTATTTGGAACATCAAAGCCAAAACTATCTGGTTCTTTAAAAAGAGGCTCGACTGGAAACTTAGTTAAGTATCTTCAGTCAGTACTTAAGTTAAAAACTGATGGTCAGTTTGGTCCAATTACTGATAAAGCAGTTAGAGCTTTTCAAGCAAAAAACGGCTTAAAGGTTGATGGAATAGTTGGCCCAATAACTTGGGGAAAACTTCCATAAATAAGTTTCCGACAAGGAATAAGAAAACCCCCGCCTAGAAAACGGGGGTATTTCTTTGCCTATAAGAAACCCCCCAGAAAGCAACAAACTGGGGGGCCTCTTTTTACTACAGAAAGGAGTAATCATGAACAGACAATCACATATCCGCCACTCAATAATTTTAGCACACTAGTGCCCATAAATGGTGCGAGCTATCCTTCTTTTTATAGTTGTCAAATTTACCCCGTCTAGCTCAGCCATAACGTGAGCTGGCTTGGCTACATAGCCAATTTGATGTACTAAGAACAGATACTCTAAGGCAGATTGCTCAGAAACGCTAGGAAGTACACAAATATCTCTATGAGCCTTGATGTGGGCAAGCCCCACTTCTACCATGCTGTCTTTATTTAGGGCTTTAGAAAGACTTCCAGAGCCCCCAACGTTGGTAACAATGAAGTTTAAAACATCATCTACCATAAATTCAGCTCTTCTAGATACCTCAGCTTCAGTGTCACCATGTATTGGGATAGCCATACTACCTACCAAGGTAATAGTTGGGAGAAAGTTAGTACTTACCAACCATTCTGCGCACCAACCTTCGCCGCTTTTCTTAAGCTCAGCGGTCACTACATTGTTGGTTCTAACAAAAGTAAGGACGTTTACGGTTACAGATTCATCGTTTCTAGTTTTCATAGGTATAGTTTACCGAAAACTACTACCTTAGTCAAATCTTATTAATCTATTTTGACGACTTTACCAGCGTGTCCGTCTATGTCTACCACAAATAAACCCTCGCCAGCGTAGTGTCCAACCCCAGATTCGGCTAATTTCTTGAAAATCTTCTTACGAGCGTTCAATTCGCCCTGTTCAAGGGATAGTTCTATTTCTCTTTCGTAGTACGAAATTCTTTCTTCTGGCGTTAGCGCTCCATTATTAATCCAGTGCGTTCTCTGCTCTTCTTCACTCATTATCTTCCTATCTTGTTTCTCTATTTTAAATAATTAAGGTAAATAAAATCTTCTAATACTTCCATCGTTTTTGCAATT